GAAACAGAGATAGCTGAAGGACCTTCGCATAGCAATGGAGGTATTCCTACAAATCTTCCTAATCAGACTAGAGTATTTTCTAATAATCTGAAGCCAGAAGGATCTAAAAAGACTTTTGCTCAGATTGCTAAAAACTATGATACTACTAGTTACAAAAAGATTTTGGACAATACTTTTGCTAAGCAAGTAGATAAGGATACTGCACAGATAATGATGCAGCGTAACCAAAAGATTTTAGATCAATTGTTTGCAGATCAGCAAGCAATGAATGGCAACTCTAACGGAGAAGTAGAAGCTAAGAATGGGGCAGCTATAGATAATCCAGGATTTAAAGCATTGCCTGGCTATGTACAAGCTAAGATTATGGCTAACATGGCTGATGGAGGACTAGATGAATTGCCTAAAGTGCAACCAATTGATCCTTTAAACTTAGGTGTTAATACTACTTTAAATCAGTTAGAAGCTCAGATGGCTCAAGAAGCAGCTACTAAAGCTGCTAGTATTGCAGCTCGTAGTAAGAACGCCTTATTTGATCCTACTAAACCTGGGATGCCTGCACATACTGTTCCTGAAAAACAATTCTTAACAGGTATTGATCCTTCTATAGATCCTAGTCTACAGACAGTACCAGGAGTTCAACCTAGTTTAGGTACAGGAGTTTATGGTCAAGAATCTAACTTAGAAACATTTACTAAAAACTATGGTTGGTATTTAAACGACTTAGCAGCAAGTGGAGAAACATTTGATCCTAGTAATGAAGGTAGTGTACGTAGAGCACAAGTTGCTTTTACAGAAGAAGCTTATAATAGATTTAGAAGAGAAGGACTTTCTGAGCAAGAAGCAAGAACCAAAGCAGACGAAGTAGGATTTACTGCAGTAAAAGGTTTACAGAATTCTGTAGATGATATGTTAGGATTGTATACAGCAACTCGTGTACTTCCTGAAAGCAAAAAAACACCTACAGCTGTTACTCCTGAAAATAAACCTTTTATGGATTTATTTGATGGAGAAATTCCTAAGCCAGAGACAACTAAGTCTAATGTTTCTAGAACAGGAGAAACTCCAAAAGGAACCCCAGGAAGAGGATTTACATCTGTAGGGTCTTCTGCTAAAGGTAAATACATTCCAGGTGAGTTTCCTTTGTATCAGGCTATTCCTGAAGCTATGGCATTAGCTCAAGCACAACAAATTTATCCTTACGCCATTCCTGAGATTGATGCTCCTTATGTACGTCCTCAGACATTAAACATTCAAAGTCAATTACAAGATATTGATAGCATGGCTACTGCAACTCAAAGAGCTGGAGGTGATCCTTTAACTACTTATATTGCAGGACTGGATGCTAAGCAAAAAGCTTTCCAAGCTAAACAAAACTATGATGCAGAAGGAAGATCAAGGGCTGATATGGCTAATGCTCAAACGAGAATGCAGGCTGATCAGATTAATGCTCAATACTTTGATCGTGTATATAATAACTTAGTAGGTCAAGCAAGAGATGCACAATCTGCAGAAAAACAAGCAGCAATTGCAAGTGTTGTAAATAAAAAAGCTAAATTTACACAGGATGAAACTAAGAAGGCTGCTTACATTAATGCTTTAATGGAGAACTACGATGTAGACTCTAAAGGTAACTTTACATTAAAGCCAGGTAAGAATCCTATTATTAATTCTAATCCAGGAAAAACTGCCAAAAAAGGCATGTATAAAAAATAAAATTTAAACCTATGCCAATTTCAGCACAACATACCAAATTTGTTTACCCTGATTATGTCTCTGCTTTACCTGCAGATGACTTAATTAATCTTGCCGTTAAGAAGCAAGAGATGTACACAGAAGGTTTAGCTAAAGTACAACAGAGTGTTGATGCTTACGGACAGCTAAGAAACAATATTAAAACAGACGTAGAGCGTGAGTACTTTGATAAGACAATGGATAATCTAGTTAAAGCTATCAATGATAGTGCTGGGTTAGACTTTTCTATGAAAGGGAATGTACAAGCTGTTTTGAATATTGGAAAGCCTCTAGAGAAGGATGAGTATATTACTACTGCTATCTCTAATGGAAAAGAAATTACACGTAGACAAGAGACTTTATCTAAACTTAAACCCGAGGATAGAAGTGCTGCTAACGATGCAGATTACTTTGAAGATGTTCAAGACTACATGAAGAGTGGTAAGTTAGGTTATAAGTTAGGTACTAAGGAATACACTCCATACATCGACATCTCTAAAGAGATTAATGATCGTATGAAGAATGCTAAGGAGAATGGTACTGTAGATATTATTATGGATGGTAAATACATCCGTACTGAGTCTACAAAAGGATTATCTCCTCAAGAAGTTGCTGCAAAGATTTCTGCAGGATTAGGAGTAAAAGAAAAGAATCAGTTGCGTATTGATGCTATGTACGACCTTAAACAAAAAGGTATAGAGCAGGGTCATGCAGACGTAGTTAACTATTACACTAATCTAAAACAAGCAAGTGAGGCTACTTTGCTTGAGAGTCAAAATAGACTTAAAGAAGCACAAGATGCTTATGCTAAAGCTCCTACAGAGAGTGCGAGACAGGCACTTGAAGCTGTAAGAGGTCCTCTAGAAGAAGCAAGACTTCAGGTAGAAGTTGCTAATAAGAACTTAACTCAAGTATCTGATATCAACAACTTCAACCCTAATCAATACGTCAGCTTGTTTACTAATAACTTTATTGCTAACCAAGCGAATGCTTACGCTTACAGACAAGTAGAACAGAAGATTCAGGCAGATCCTTATGGAGTACAAGCAGTAGCTGCTCAGAATGCTAGAAACCTAGCTGCCTACAACAGTCAGTTGCGTAGACAAGAGACTAAAGAAAAAATAGATTTAATAGGAACTAAACTTCCTTCTGATGCTAGAGTTATTTCTGGTCAAGATAGATTTAATCTTGAGTTCCCTGCTACAGCCGCTTTAGATCAAATGTCTGAAAGATACAAAAGAGTGGGAGTAACAGTAGATGGAAAAGCTAATACAACTAATGTAGGAAGAGAAATCCAGTTAGCTAAGAACTTACTAGAGTCTTCAGATATCAATACTCCTGATGGAAGAAAGAATATCCAAGACGCTATTAACAAACTTAAGACATCTTACAACTTAACGGGTAAGAATGATGCTTATTTACAAGGTGTATTCCAAAAGGCTAGTGCTATTTTAAAAGCTTACAATAATTACCAAGAAAAGATTAACGCTAAAGATAGTAAGTTTAAGGAAGGAGAGTTCCCAGAAGTAAACTTTGGTCCAGGAACAATGCCTGCTGATGAATACTTTAGACAGCCTTTCTTAGAGTTAATGGAAGCTCCTCAAACTTTAATCTATTCTAGATCAGCAAGATCAACTAGTTCAGCAGATCAGTTTGCTGAACTCTTGAATAATCCGTCTGCTACTAATACTAGTTCTGAAGAAAACTAAACTATGCCTAAAGAACCTGAATACAATCTACCTCCTAAGAGTGGTATACTGACTAGTCGTACAGTAGACCTAGGTAATACAGCAGCATCTGGTTCATTAAGGTATAATGAAATTAGTGCTCAGAATACTAGTGCAAGATTTGCATTAGAAAAACAGCAACAAGAAGCAGCTAGGTTAAAAGCAGCTAATGATGCTAAGATTGATGGAGCATTAGAGGCAGCAGCTAAAGTTAATTTAGAAAGTGTAGGCGCAATTCCTTCTGTGGTTAGTGATTTTTTTGCTAAGCCTGCTGCTGTAAAACCTATAACAGGACCTATAAGAACTGCAGCTTACCAGTTTTCTAATGACGAGCTAATTAAGTCAGAAAAGACTAGAGCCAAACAATTTCTTGATGAGAGTTTTGGAGAAAAAGATACTATTTCAGATGAACTTGATAAGAAGATAAACCAATTAGAAACTGATCTTAGTAAACAAAAAGATACTGCTAGAGTACAAACTTTTGGAGGATCTACAGGTGCACCTTTAGGGGTAACTTTTAGTGGCCTTTCTGGGACAGCAGCTGGAGACAGTCAAGAAATCAAAGCTTTACAAAATCAGATTAATGGCCTTAAACAAAGTCAGGCTACTATTAACCAGTACAAAGCAGAGATCCAATTAGCCAAAGCTACTGAAGATTACCTGCTTAATCTTAAGGGTAAAGGACAAAAATTAGATAATACTACTATAGGTGGATTAGTTGACATAGCTAAAGATATTACAGCTAAACAAAGAGCTGCTACTAGAGGAGACGAGTTGTACGATCCTAATGCTTACGAAACTTATACTAAGCAATTAAAAGGTAATAACGACTTCTTTGACTGGAGACATACAGACTTTAGTATTGGGAATGCAATAAGTGCTGTCAGTAAAAAACTACAAGAAGATCCTTCTAAAAGAGAAGAGTTACTTCCTGTATTAAAAGAACTTCAGAATACTTATAAGCAGCATGAAAAAACTAATCAGGATGCTTATGATCATTACTACGGAACTTCTAAAAGATACTACAAGGAAGGCAAACCTATAGGCACATACTTAGGTACTCAAGTAGGTATGGCAGCAACTGAAGGATTATACAATTTCTTTTCTCCTTTTGTCTCTGCTACTCAAAGTGCTTTAGGATTTCATAAAGCTGCTTTTGAAACTAAACAAAGTAAAGACAAATACTTTTCTGGAGATCTTCTTCAGGCTGACTTAGATGGAGATAATCGTATTACTGAACGAGATACTGACATCAATGGTCAGCATCAATACATAGGACAGAACGTAACCTATACTAAGAAGGATGGAAGTCTTGGCTTTATTGGGTCTTCTGTATTAGGTGCTTCAGTTAGAACGTTAGCTGAGATGGCTCCTACACTTTTAGCAACTAGGGGACTTATGGCTGCAGGAGCTAGTGCAAGAGCAGCTACCTTTCTTCCTGTTTCTATTTCTTCTGGCGTAAGATCTTTTGAAGAAAATAAAAAGTGGTACAAAGACAAAACAGATGCTGCAGTAGTGAGTGCTGTTCAAGGAGTTATTGAAGGTGCTACAGAATCTATTGTACCAGATATTAGTTATTTCTTAGGAAATTCTAAACTTGGAACTAAGGCTTTAGGTGCGACTGAGAAGAAATATTTTATTGCTCAGACACTAGTTCCAGAATTTAGTAACCTTTCTACTACTGCTAAGAACTTTTTATTAGGTTCTTATTATACAGGTAAATCACTTGCTAAACAAACCTTACAAGAGGGAGCAGAAGAAGAGATTTCTATGTTTGCTAACTACTTATTAGATAAAGTTTATAAGACTAAAGATGAGGAGTTTGGGAAAAAGCCTGAAGAAGTCGATGATTCTAGTATTGCAGGATTTGCTCAATCAATGGTTAAGACATTTGTAGAGTCTGCTGCTGCAGGTTTATTAATGTCTGGAACATCTATTGCTTCTTCTCGTAATGAGGATAGGAATTATATGCGATTCAATATTGCAAATAATCCTGAGTTATTTAAGCAAGAACTTACTAAGCAACTTCAGAACAACGAGATTACTAGAGATCAATACAATAGAGCTATACTTGAAACAGGTCGCTTAACTCAATTAAAAGAGAGAGCAAATAGTACTATGATGAATCTAGTAGATGGAGCAACACTATTAGAAGATAAAGATCAACAGTATGATTACTTCTCAAGACTTTTAAGAAGAGATGATCTTTTGCAGAAAGTAGATTACACTTCTATGTCTGATGAAGACAAAGTAGAATATGCTAAACAAGTTGAGAAGGTAGAAAAAGAAATAGACGCTTACGAGAATTTAGCTAAGCAGTATGCTGAGATGCCTCAAGAGAAGAAAGAAGAGGTATTAGCTAAGATGGTACAGCGCCAACTCAATACAGTTAATACCACTAATAGCCCTGCAGTACTTGCTGAGAATTTAAAAGCTATTGATGATGCTATACAGATAGGAGAAAAAACAGGTAAAGGATCTCCAATTATGGTATCTGGAAGACAGCAAGTAAGAGAGGCTGTAATTGCTCGTATGGAGCAACTAAACGAGGTTCAAGATAACGGCAATACTGCATTTGAAAATCAACTTTTAGATACACCTGTAGAAGCTATGGGCGAATCTATGCAGATTAGTAATGCTGTTCGTTTAGAGAAACTTGTTCTTGAGAACAGTAAAATGATTAGTCCTCAAGTAAGACAAGAATTGTTAGGACGTATTGCTAGAGCATCAAGTACTGCTAGACAACAACTTAATTCTTTATCTAAAAAAGAACAGAAGAAAGTTATTGCTAGAGAGTTAGCACGTGTTGAACTGTTACATCCTGGAACAGCTTTCAACGATGAAAGATTAAAGACTTTATTTGGTACAGAGTTTACTCCCGAAGAGAAGTCAGAGATCATACAAGAGACTGCAAAGACTATCTCTAGAGAAAAGGAAAAGATCCAAGAAGAAGATGTATTCCAGCCAGAAGAAAAAGATTTGGTAATGGATGCTTTGATTAAGTCTTTTGAATCTCAACCTCTTGAAGTACAAGTAGAAAACGAACAAGGTAATCTAGAGAGAGTAAGAAACGAGGAAAGAGTAACTCGAGAAAGAAGAGCAATCTTTGCTATTCCTAGATCTAAATCGAAAGAACAGGCTAAGAGTAGAGTTAAATCTATTTTTAAAGCTATGGGGTATAGTGCTGAAGAGATCAACAAGGCACTAGAAGATCTTAATAATGTATTTGATAATCAAGAAGTTACAAACCCTGGAGAGATCTATGAATCTTACTTAAGATTTTTAGATTCTAATTTGCTTAAAGGTTTGCCTGATAAGGTTGTTCCACAAGAAGATATTTTAGAAGAAGCTCCTGAACCTGAAACTAAAGTAGAGACTCCTACAACAGTTTCTGAAGAGGCTCCTACAGTTACTCCTACTTTATCTGAAGAGGATGAACTATTTGGTACTAACGAAGAAATTGATGCAGCAAGAGAGAAGAAGTTAGAGATTCCTGAAGTAGACCCTGCAGATGTAGTTGAAGAGGTTACAGTAGAAGCACCTATAGTAGAGGACGAGTTTGATGGCTTAGAAGTATTTCCTGTAAGTAAGATAGAATCTCCTGAGTTAGTAGCAACAGTTCCTACAGTATTTACAAGTAGCAACTCTGGAGTACAGGGTTCTATTATGAGAACTATAAGCAACTCTGTTGAGTCCTTTAACTTAAAGTTAATGGATATGTTCTCTTTCATTAGAGAGACTTTAGGGGAGTCATCTATGTCTACCCTAGAGAACATCTATAATAATGTAACAGAGGCGCTTAAAACAAATGATACAGAGGCTATTGCTAGACTTAAGGAAGAGTACTTAGCTGTATTTAGTGGTAGTACATTTGCTCCTGAGCAACTTGAGTATATTTGGAATGAACAATATATAAAAGGTAAACCTGATGCATCTATTCCTTTCCAAGAAGCTGCCTATGTAACTAATCCTCAGTTTGCTTTAGCATATCAAGGAGAGCCAGTAATTGTTACTGGAGTAAATAAGCAGACAGGAGAGATGTTTACTTACAAAGGAACTGTAACAGGCAATGTAAACGAAGCTAATCAGATTGAGGTTAAGACTGCAAAAGGTGCCTTAGTTTATATTAAGAAAAGTAATCTTCAAACAACAACCGTTAAACCTGTTAATGTAAGAGCAAACTTTAATCAAACTAACTCTGTAATGATTACTGCAGTAGACAGAACTACTGGAGAAATTGCTAAGTTTAATTCTAACGGAGAAAGAGATGCTCAAGGTGATACACAGTTAAATGTGTTTGCTCCTAGAGAGAATGATACAATGAAAGAGGTAAGAAAGAGTCTTGCTTCAGGTCAACCTATTGCTCATACTCTTCCTATTCACTCAGGTGCTAGAATAAACAATGGAAGTGCTTATAGAAAAGGAAAGAACTCTGTTTACTTAACTGCTTCAGTTGCAGGTATTGATACCAATATTCAAGTAGTAGGAGCTGAGGTAGAGATACCTACTGAAGCTATAGAAGAATTGCAGCCAGAAGTAACTACTAATTTAAGCAAGGAAGAGTTAGACATTCTTTCATTTGATGCTAGTAGTATTGAAGACCTAGAAACCACTACAGAATCTCTAGACCAAAATACAGAGAATGAAGTGGATAATGCAGGAAGTTGTAAGATTAATTAATAAAACTTAAAAATACTAAACTAAAGTATATTTGTAAAGATGGCGAAGATAATCTGCCCTACTAGGGAAAATAAAGACTTTTCAAACTTAAGCAATGCTATAGGCAGTGATGCCTTAGCAAGATATGTATGGTATAAGAATGGTAACCTTCCTTTAAACTTAACAGAGGATGCAGAAGGTAACATTGTTCCTAATGAGATCTACAATAGAATCTTAAATGAAGTTGCAGATGGTAATGAGAATCTTGCCCTAGGCATTACTGCTAATATGTACTACCCAAGCTTCCAAGCAAAATATGCAGAAGAAGATCCTGCATTCATGGTAGATTATATTAAGCAAGAAGTACAAGATAAAGCAGAGAAAGCAGCTCAAAGACAAGCTAAGATTGCAGAAGAAAAGATTATTCCTGGAACTAAGACTTTGTTTATTCAGTCTGCTGATGGAGAAATTATCTATACTCAAGAAGAAGGAAAAGAAATCTTTGATAGCTTAGAGTATTTAGCCTCTACTAAGAAGAGTTGGAAAGGCGTAGTAACTGCCTTAAAGGAAAAACTTACTGACATTCAAGCAAAGATTGCAAACTCTCCAACTAATCCTGACATAAGAATTACTCCCCAGGAACTTTTAATTGGTAAAAACTTAGTAAACATTCTTAAGCATTGGGATCAAGTAAAGGCTTGGTATCTTAGTCAGGAAACAACTTTTGGAATAGAGCTAGCAGAAGATGAAGTTGATCAAGAGATAGGTGGAAACATCTATAATAAGAATGCACATGATCGTAGTCAAATGGACTTAGCCTCAGCTGAGGTTATTCGTCTAGTGCAGTCTCTTCCAAAGTATAACAAACTTACTACTCAGGATCGTAAGGATGTTAAAGCAGGTAAGAAGAGCATTACAGACTTCCAAGTGATCAGTAATTTAACAGGTTTTCCTGTAGTAGGAAATTTTTCTACTAACTGGAATGTGCTTACCTCTAGTTTATCTGGTATTACTCAATACAGTAAAGTCTTAGAAGAATTAGAAGTAGTTGCTCAAGAGTATCCTCAGTTCAGGGACTTGGCTAATATGCTTCCTAAGGAAGATGTGCAAGATGCAGATCTTAAGACAGCTAACTTTGTTGCTTCATTTGTACAAACTGTATCTTTACCTGAGATAGGAGCTTATCAATTGTCTATTGGTAGACGAAATGTTGGAAGAGAAGTTAGATTGACTTCTAAAGTATTTCAATTAGGTACAAGAACTATAGACAACTTAATTCGGTATTTTGATGAGGACTATTTTAGATCTAATCCTAACTATGGAATTCTAAACGAGGAAGGAAAGACAGTATTAAATATTCCTAAACTATTAGAAGACTTTAGGAGCATCAAAGATATTCGTAGATTCCGTGCAGAAAAGGGGGATATAACTTCTCCAGAGGGAAGAAAGTTACTTCAAAACATTCATAGGTTCTACAATGCATTAGGAGTTATTCCTACTAATGCTCTCTATCAAAAAGATAAGAAGGCATTGTACGAGTTTTTAGCTGACAACACATACACTGTAGGAGAATTATACAGTAAGCTAGAGGCTAGTATAAATAATAAAAATGTTACTCAGCCTTTACAATTCTTAGCTAGACCCCAAGGTTCCTCAAAAGAGTTAGGACCAAGATTTGATGTTATTAACTCTATTGTAGGATACTACGGAAAGTTCGAGAGGGAGTTTGCTTCAGGTTCTTACTACAACCCTGAAGATAAACTTCAATACAATCGTGTACAGTATTTCTACCTTACTCAAGTAACTAATGCACTTAATAGTGTTGCTAGTTATAACGAGTTAATTTCTAAGCCCGAGTTTGCCCATTTAGATTTTAGAGTAAACCCAAATATTATTGGGTCTGTCTGGATGGAAAAAATGTTTGGCATTAGTCTGAAAGGCAAGACTATTGGACAACTTAAAAAAGAATTAGATTCAGGAAAACAATTTCCTAGACTTAAAACTAAGTTTAGTAAAGAGCCTTTTAAGATTAATATAGTAAACTACTCTGGTGTAAGTATTGATGCGGATGTAAAGGAAGGTATTACTACTACGGAACTTACAGCCGAGGATAAGATTGTGCAAGACTTTTTGTCTTTCTTTTCTGGTGGACTAGTGGAGAATATTCGTTTTGGAGACAAAGGAACTTCTTATGCTACTGTTACCTCAGGTAAGATAGAAGAAAGAATCTATATTCCATTAAATAGTGAGGTAATGGGTATGGCAGAAAAGCCTACCTCTGTAGTTGAACAGGCACTCATAGCACAATTTAAAGACTATCTTACATCTGAAGTTCTTCGTGTTATTGCTATTAATAACGACACTAAGAAGCATACTTACAACAAAAATGGAAGACAACTATTCTTATTTAAAGATATGTTCTCTAAGGAGGATTATGATGCCTTAACCAGTGAAGATAATGCTGTAGTAAAAGAAGCTTATAATAGAGTAGCTAATCAACTTCCTACCTACTTGGCAAATTACTTTGCGGAGCAAACTAAAGCGTATAAGAGCCGTTTATTAGACTCTGTTCTTGGAGACAACTCTGCAATCAAATCTACAATTACTGAGGAACAAAGAGAAGAACAGTTAGTCAACTCTCTTAATGCGTTAGGATTTATGGACCCTGCTTTAAGTAGAGTCGCATTAAATAAAAATAATTTAGACTACGTTATTGCAAACTACTTAAAGAACGACTTCATTCATAAGGCAGAGTTCATGAAAGTGTTTGTAGGAGACATTGCTAATTTCCAAGTTAAGGGTGACTTCCGTGAGGTATTCAAGCGTATTCCTCTTACTTCTTCTCCTGGATTTATTTTCCAAGACAATCCTGTAGTGATGTCTCACATTAACAATAGTAGTGCTACTAATGGCTTATACAAAGCTTTAAGAGGAAGTGCACGTAAGTTTGGTAAGACAGTTAGGACAGTAGTCTTTAATGATGTTAACACGTTTAAGAAAGAAGACTGGCCTACTTACAGAGCAGCGTTAGGTCTTCCTGATACTATGGAGTATCAAGAGTATGTAAACTCTCCTAAGGAAGCAGATGCACAAGGTTTAGTTAGTTTAGACTTTTATCGTAACTACCTTATTGGTTTAGGACAGTGGTCTCAACAGCAAGAGGACGCTTACTTGAATGAGATAGAAATCTTTAAGATTCTTAATAAGAAAGAAAAGACTGAAGAAGACTATACTAGAATGCAAGAGTTAAAAGCTAGTATGGACTATGTAGGATTTCCTCCCCTCAAGTTAGGACATTATGGTCCTATTGTAGAAGATCCAAAACTTACTGCATTACACAAATACTCTTTGGCTCCTATGATTCCTTCTATGATTGCAGGAACACAGTTAGAGGAGTTAAACAAACAAATGATAGCTAAGCAAATTGATTACGCTACATTTAACTCTGGATCTAAAGCATCTAACTATGGTGATGCTTTAGACTTCTATATACCTGATGCTGATAATGCAGGAACTCTTAAAGTGAATCCAAGTATTAAAGGAAACAACATTACTACTCTTCACTTAACTAACCTTAAGCAGCAGCAATACATTGCACCCAAGTTTAAGAATGAGGCTACCTTAGCTACTCAGATGGTTAAACTTATCTTTGGTGACTTCTTTACACAAGGTAACTTAACAGAATTAAATGCTGGTACAGCAAAAACTATCTCCGATCTCTACCAAGAGTATACAAATGTATTAGGAAATATTATTGGGGCAGAAGAGGCTAACCTGTTTAACAAGTTAGGAATAAGCAAAGATGCTGAAGGTAATATTGTAGGATTTGATAATAAGAAGTTTTATACATTCTTAAAAGGAGAATTAGACAAAAGAGATACAAGTGCCTCACTCAGAAGATATATTCAGTTGGATGAAGAAGGAAACATCAAGTATCCTTTAGATGCTACTAAGAATAGAGCAGAGATAGAAAATATCTTATTATCTATAGTAAATAATAAGATTATCTCTCAAAAGATCCATGGCGAATCTTATATTCAAATGGCTTCAACAGCTCAAGGTAGTACTAGGTTTGCTAAACCAACTGAGGAACAGATTAAGAAGTATGGTATTAACGGTTTACGTTTCTACCGTAAAGGTCCTGATGGTACAGAACCTGCAGATGTTAAGATTGCATTTAACCCTAAGAAACATGCTGGATTGCTTAATCTTACTTTTAACGGAAAGAAGATTGGTACAGGCGAATACTTGAATAAGATTCTTAAGTCCAATAACCAAGACGCTATTGACTGGGTAAATCAACATACTAAGAAACTTAGTTTAGTGGGTGTTCGTATTCCCGTACAAGGATTAAACTCTATGGAGTACTTTAGAGTAAGAGAGTTCTTACCTACTAGTGCAGGTCCTGTAATTGTAGTTCCTTCTCAAATCGTTGTTAAGTCTGGTTCTGACTTTGATATTGATAAGTTAACTATGTTTGAACCTAAGTTAAATGCTAATGGAGAGATCATAGACGATGGAGGATTTACTTTAGAAGATTATCAAAAGAATCTTCCAAATCAAAAGCAAGCAATGAGAATGCTTAAGGTTCTCACAGAAGCTAAACAAGCTTTAGTAGAAACTCTTGCAGCAAGTCCTGCTTATGCTAATAAGAAACAATTAGAGAAAGAAATTAAAGAACTTACAGAGTCTATCTCCACAACCGAAGAAGAGATTGGAAAGTTCTCTAATAAGAAAATGAACCTAGAAGAACTTCAGGCACTTATGTCTGAAGGATCTAATGAGAAAGAGGACTTAATTAAAGCCAAGATAGAGGAAGCAAAGGCACTTGTTAGATCAGGAGACTTAGCTGCATCTCTTCCAGTACTAAAAGCACTTAAGTCAGAGATTTCCGATTATGTAAGCACAGTAAACAATGTACAAAGATTTAAGGAAGCAAACATTAATAAACTAATTGATGTCTTTAGTTCTGTTCTTTCTATGAAAGAGAACTACGATAAGTTAGTCCTTCCTAATACCAATACTGTATTGACTGAGATCTCCGATAAGTTAGATGCTAAATCTATTACCTCTACTGAACTCTTTAGTCCTTTAACATCTAACCGTGTTTATGGAGACAACATTGAGTCTAAGAAGGCTTTAGGAATTGATGCTAAACTTAACACAATGCAGAAAGAGTTCCAAATTGCAGGTTTAGTTTACACAAGTAACTATGCTGATATGTATCCTTTCCCTTCTAATAAGACAGATAAAGGAATCAGTTTAGGGGAGAAGACTCTTACAGATGGAACTTCTATCTCTCGTGTAATCAGCGAAGCTATTAATGGTCACGTAGATATTGCTAAAGAGGATTGGATCATTCTTTTAGGATTAGACAAAGCAAAAACTCCTTTGTTTCATGCTATGATTCTTGCAGGTACTCCTGTAAAAACTGCCTTAGACTTTTTAAATAAACCCTTAGTAAAATATATTCTTAAAGAATCTACTAGAGGACCTTTGTTTAAACAGTTAGGAGTAAGAAGAGGAAGACTTACTAAGCAGACATTTAAAGAGGTTTTAGAGAGTACACTAAAAAATCTTAATGTATCTGCAGAGTCTAACAATACAATCAAAGGTATTATAGCAGCAAATTCAGCAGGAGGCAAGACCTTAATGAAGCCTGTTATTAGTCAATTATCTGCAGCATTAGATGAGAAAAAGTTTGAAGCAAAGGATGCTGAACAAGTTCAAGATTTAGTTAACTTGTTTGTTGTAAAGGAGTTACAAGGATCAATCCAACAACTGACAGGTCTGGTTGACTACAATACAAGACGATTCCAAAACTCTTATCAGGTAAAAGCAGACAAGATTACTATGGCTAAAATTTATTCTAGCTTTAATAATGAGGGTCTTGACAATCTTACTACTAAATCTGCTTTGGCTAAGTTTAATCAAGCAAATACTATCGAGTCATTGATGCCTCAGGTATTTGATATATCTAATCATCCTAGTGTGTTAGATGCTATTACTACATATTCTAATAAAGCTAAACTATTTACTGAGGAAGACCTGGTTAAGGCTTCTAGAAAAGTTAAAGATAACTACTTGGTAAGTATGGTACAATTGTTTGGCGTAGATAAGAATGGTACTAAACTAAAAGATAAGTTCTTTTCTAAGTCTGGACTCCTCACTAAGACTAATCCAAACAACTTAGCTAAACAAGTTGCTGATATTATAGAGAAGTACAGTGATCTTTCTAAGAATCAGATTCTTTCTAATTTATATACAGTAGATACAAACACAGATAGTATTATCTTTAAGCTTAGAAATGCTAACCTAGACAATTACCTTATTGGAGAGTACGAGAAAGCATTCATTGAAGGACTTAATGATGTACGTGAAGATGTACGTTCTGTATTTGAAAACCTTGGATTAGGGACTTTCTTGCAGTTTGGGTTTTCTAAGAACTCTTACGGTTTGTCTCAGGTAGTTCCGTATGAGACTTATGTAGACCAGACTACTAGAGCAATATCTAATCTTAAAGAGGGATTAAAGGATGCTACGTTTGCAGAATCTATGTCTAAGTATATAGGTCTAATGACTTACTTTAATGATAGTAAGAATGTTCCTGTGCTAGTATTAGACTCTAATACAGCGTTAAATAAGTATGAATCAGACTTTTTGATTACTCTAGGAAGATCACAAGAGGTCCTTTCTACTAGCTTACAAAATATTAATGACTTTATGGGTAGCTACACTGAAGGTCAGGAAATCACAGATCCATTTAAATGTTAAACACATGGCAAGTTGCGACTTAAAAACAACAAACAGAGAATACATGATAGCTTCGGGAGCTTTAGAACAAGGCTCCCGTAAAATAAAGAATGAGCGTCTTTTTGATCTAAAGAATGCAGAGATTAGAGATACTGCTAATCAACGTTATCGTCTAAGTACACAAGAACTTCCCTTTACTAAAAGAGAAATTAATGTAACTAGAAACGAGAGCCTTAGAAGACCTTCTGACTTTTTTATAGAGTGGGGATTCAATGATAAGTTCTTTGATGAAGTTACTCCTGTAGTAGAAATGTATAAATCAATTGAAGGTTTAGATACTACTGTAATAGAACGTACCTACGATCAATTACAACTTCCTTTTGAGGATTCTATAGATGAGGACATAATTGTAGAAGAGAGTCCTATTAGAGCATCTTTCCCATACGAAGCAGAAGACTACCTAGCTGACGTAAAGCCTGAGACTAAGGCTAACTTAAATAAACTACAATTTAAAGAGCAACAGTGCAGTCTTTAATTATATTTGTATATATCTTAATTTAAAATAAAATAATGTCCTGTAAAGCAACTATAAAATCTCCTATTACTGGTAAGACAGTTATGTCTACAACCTACTTTCAGTTAACTAATTTGTTTGACAAAGAAAAGGCGGTAGATATCTATAACAGTATGTATAGTCCTGGATTCCAAGACCTTCTTGGATTTGATTGGACTAATAACAAACAGTATAGGGAAGAGTTGAATCTTAATGGAGAACCTAAGATCGAATATCTAAATAAGATACTTGATTTGCAATTGTCTGATTATCAAATAGATGCAATCAATTCCCAAGAAGATATTCTAACTCAGTTAGATCCTATGCAGGATTTTGCTACCTACGAAGAGGCAAAGACAGCTGCAGCTAACTTTAATTTAAATCCGAGATATAAGAATGTATCTGCAGAAGTAGAAAGAACTGACTCAGGTTTTAGAATCTCTGTAGGTATTAATAAGTATCCTGGTCCAGAGAGTAAAGAAACTTTAAGTTCTTTAAACTTTGGAGAGATTATCTCTCAGTATTTTCCAAGCAGTAATACAAGCTGGAATGATGTAGTAGCTGGTTTACTTACAAGTGACCGTATATCAGACACACAAAAAACTATCTTAAGTAAACTTCAGGAACTACAAAGTATTAATCCTTCTATTAAGTTAGTTGTATTTGACGATACAGATTCTATGGATGCAGGACAAGTTGCATTCTACGATAATACTTCTCGCACTATTTACATAGGTAAAACTGTAAGTGAAAGTATGGATGATTCTAAGCTCATTAGAGACGTTATCCATGAGACAATGCATGCTTACACTATCAAAGCATTGAATGAGCCTGTAACAGATCAAGAGAAGGCGTTTAAGGCAGAGATGGAGAAGGTTTACAATTCTTACTTAAAGAAGTTTCCTAACCTAGTATCTAACTATGGATTTGCAAATGTAGAAGAGTTTGTAAGTGAGGCAGTATCTAATCCTGACTTTAGAGCAGCACTTAAAACACAACAAGAGTTTCTTAAACAAGACAAGAACTTTTTGCAAACTATGTTAGAGAAGATTACAAACTTCTTGAAAGGTTTGTATACAGAAGTTCCTAACGTAGAAGAGATTGATTCTATAATCAATGATTACTTAGATCATTTAATTGAGACCAAGGATATGCCTTTAACTCAAGGAGAGTATGATTTAAGATTTAGAAATGAGAAGTACAATCCTAGTGGAACAACAGACTTAGAGAAGTTTCCTGAGTTACAGAAGTTTGTAGACTTTGTAAATAAGAATTCCTCTACTAGAATGTGGGGACAGATTACACAGTCCTTAAAAGAGATTGATGCTACTATGAGAAGTACTGGCAAGTTGCAAGAACGATTTAGTGATATAAATGCAACTAATGCTAAAGATATTCTAGCCAATACTATTTCCTACTTAAACACAGCACTTTCTACTTTAAGTACAGTTCAGAATCAACTCAATCTGTATAAGAAGAATGCAGAAGAGTTTGAGGATTTTGCAATCATTAAGACTTTTAACTACGCTAAGAATCTAAGTGCTGTTATTAAAGAACAGATTAACGAGTTTGAAAAAGAGTTTAATAGTCTCTTTAATGTAGAGGATATTACAGATATGCAGGAAAAAGCTGACACTATTGAAGCTTTAGAGATTGCTATTCCTGACTATGCAAAAGTAGTTAAAGATATTTTTGGAGCTATTGAAGAAACTCGTAAGCTTGTTGATTCTATTGAAAGTAACTATAACAATACAGTTATTGCTCCTATTGCAAGAGAATTAGCTTCTTCATTTGGAGAAAATGCTGTAGCAGAAGGAAAGAAACGAGTACAAGAACAACTTGCTGCCTTAACTGCAGCTAAAGCAAAAGCGGATGCTCAAAATAAAACTGCTTTATCTAACAGTTTAGCTAGAGACATTGAAGACTTAAAGAAGCTTGAGAAGTTTATTCCTACTGCTAAGAATATCGAAGAACTACTTAAGAACGAAAAGAAATACGGAAGAGAGACTAGTTTCTTAGGTATGTGGATTAACAATGCTGTACAAGGAAAAAATCCTACTGTACAGATTGTAAAACAATATATAGACAAAGCTACTGCTGAAGCACAAGTAAACTCTGGTAAATTTAGTAAGCGTGCTCAGGATATCTTTGATAGACTACGTGCTCTTAGAGGCAAGTTAGCTACAGAGATTTCTAGTTACCAAGCTCTTTACAAAGGATTTACAAGAGAGGTTGAGGTATTACATAGACAACCAGATGGTTCCTATAAAAAGGTTAAACAAGCAGTCTTAAATACTAAGTTAAAAGAAGAAGAGTTTCAGAATGATTTAAAACTTCTTTTACAACGAGAAGAAGACGCCATTAAGACAGGTAACCAATCTGCTATAGATTCTACAAAGGCTGCTACGAATAAATTCTTGGAAGATTATGCTATGCGTCCTTACACTGACGAATACTATAAGATCCAAGAGTTGCTTACAGAAGAAGCTAAAGAAGCACGTGAAGCAATTTTATCTGAAATTAACTTCTTATCAGAAGACCCTAATCCTGAGGAAGGTACCAAAGACGAAATCAAAAGACTCTTAACTGAGTTTAATCGCTTAGGTTCTTTATACTATTCTAATGGAGATGAGAAACCAGAAGGTAGTAAGGATAGAAGAATTGCAGAGTCTATTATTGCGTGGAAGAAGGAAAGAAAAAATCAAGATGTTTTGACTTATGACAACGTAACTAAGAGAAAACAGTGGCAGATTCAAAAGAATGAGGTAGACGAGCAGTATACAAAAATTCTTAGAAGAAAGAATGCATTAGACATTGCAGTATCTATGTCAGGATTTGCAGAAGTAGCAGATCCTACATTGACAGAACAAAGTGAAGCAATTAATAAAGAGTACGAAGAAGCTAAGAAAGTAAGAGATAAGTGGTATGAAGAGAATACAAGAACAGAAATTGCACCTGAGTTCTTTGAAAGACAGCAAAACATTACTGAGTCAATTAATGCTATCTTAAGTAGATACCCTACATTAGATGCAGAAGATCTTACTGATGCTTATAAGAGATTAAATAATGCTGTATTAGGATTTAGAGATAATGATGGAACTATCCAGGGTAATGATGTTACTAATGCAGGTAATCTATTTGAAACAATCAAGAAGATTGAGGAAGAGATAGAAGCAATTAAGAAGTACGGACAGGCTAGAGAGATCAATAAGGACGATCAAGAGGAGTTAGCTAGACTATATAAGATGCTTAATGCATTGCAGGGTAGAAAAGAGACTCAATACTACAGAGATAAAGTAAACGAGATTAAAGCAAATCTTAGAACAGAGTTAGCACAAGACTCAAAGTTCATGGATGGGCTAGAAGAGAAAGCAAAAGCAAGAAGAGAGCAATACATTGCAGCTCAGTTGATGAATACGTTTACAACTGTAGAAGAAGTAAAGCAGGCAATAATAGAAGAAGAGTTAGATGATAGGTTTAGAGCAAGTCAGTGGTATAAAGATAACCATGTTATTACAGAGGAAACTAGAATCATAGGTGGTGAAACTGTTACTACAACTAAGGAAAGGCCTTCTTATATCTGGACTCAAGTATTACCTAAAGATCCAAGATTTATTATTGAGGAGTCTCCTTCTTTTCAGTGGTCTATTCCTACTATTGATGAAAAGTTTAAAAACAAAGAGTATCGTTTTACTACTGAACCTAGACCTAGAGTAACTGAGGATGGAAAGTATTCCAACCCTGACTACTATGAGCTTCCTGCAGAAGAAAGAGCTATCTTAGATGATATTATTACTTTACATGAAGATGTTCAAAAAGAATTACCTAAGAGTCAACGTGTAGGATATGCTATTATTAACGAAAACAGATCAGCTTTTGAAGCAGTATCTACTGTATTGAGAAAACCTTTAGATACTTTTGTAGGCATTTACGAGTTGTTTAAAGTAGCATTTTTGCCTAACATAGGTTCTGCTCAGTATGAACAGATCAGTGACTCAGAGGTGGAGATGATTGGAGGTAGAAAAGCACAGATGGTACGTAGTCGTTATAAGACTCCTTTAAATACAAACCAAGTGTCTTATAATATTCTAGGTAACATTGCTAAGTTTGGAGTCTACTCTTCTCACTTTGCTGCTATGCAGAAGATTATGCCTGCAGTCTTCAGTGCAAGAGAGGCTTTAGAAAGAAACAAAACAGCTACAAGTACTTTATCTACTGTGGATTTTGAGATCTCTAAAAACTTCTATGGAGAGGAGATTAATTCAATTGGTAACAACGAGTATGTTAAGTTCTTAACTCGTCCTTTAAATAAGTTTTTATCTATAGGTCAACGTAAGGCTTTACAGTTTAACGTAATTGCTTCTGTAAAGAACTTTGCAGTCAACCTTTGGAATGCTGGAATCAATAACAACTTAGCAGGAGTTACAAGAACAGAATTCATACAGGGTATGTGGAGAGGAATCAAACAATCAGATAAGATGTTTGAAGTTTATAGAGGAGGAGGAAACGTTTCTTACTATGCGGACTTACTGATGCACTTTAATGCAATGCCTCAAGCTCAACCTGGTGTTAAAGCAGATACTATTCACCAAACTATGTTAAATAGATTTGTGTCTAGTGAGACTGCAGGATTCTTAGTACGTGGTTACTTAGAAAGTATTTCTACTATTGCTGTGTTTGAGTCTATCATGAATCAATACAATGTTCAGATAGAAGAGGGAGGAACAACTAGAACTATCAAGTTGGCAGAAGCATATGAACAGGTAGGAGGAAAACTTCAGCTTAAAGCAGGAGTTAAAGTAAAGAACATAGACAGACTTGAACAAGAGATTAGAGATAGAATCTTTAACTACTTTACTTCATCTCAAGGTAACTACTATAAGAGAGGTTCTGCACAATACGAAAGATATATCATTGCTAGAATGGTGATGAGTATGAAGCGTTGGTTAGCAACTACCTTTAATAATAAGTATGGATCTAGAAGACTTCAACTTAATACAGGTAATATAGAGAAAGGATTTAACAGAGAAGTTATGTCTTATGCTAAGTTACTTGTTTTAGGAGGTACGTCTATGGCTAATCAGGCTACTACTGACCAACAAAAGTCTAGATCTAGAACAGCAGCAACTAACTTAGTGGCTATGCTTGCTATACAACAAGCGTTAGTTACTACTATGGGAATCCTTGCTAAGTCTCTAGACGGAGATGATGAAGAGGAAACTAGTCCTTTCTTAGCATTCATGGCTAATATCCTGCAAGGTATCCATGATGAATTAAGTACATTTAGTCCTATAGGAGCTGCAAACTGGGCTTACAAGTCTTTCTACCAGACTCCACAGAAACAACCAGGAGAAAGTGATACAGTAGCAAAAGCTAAGCAGTTAGGTTGGAGTTTAATTGGTGGTACTACAAAGGCTTCTTTTGATGCTCTAACTCCTTTGTTGGATGGAGATACTTGGTCAGATCCTTTTGGAGACTTTACATATCGTTATACCAATGGTTTACCAAACTCTTTCAGTACTCCTGAAGCATTAAAAGGTAAATCTAACTTACTTGCAGCTTTTATGGTGTATACGGGAGCAGAAACAGGTATGAGTCAATTCCTACAGCCAGAGAAAAAGCTTTACACTGTATTAAAGTACAATCCAAGGTTAGATGTAACAGAAGAAAGAAGAATTAAGTTAGATCCTATGGGTAGTTACAATCAGTTGAGTGAGAGAGTAACGGAGATAAAGAAAGAACTTAAGTCAGTAGTTCCTTCAGAACAGATAACAGATCCAAAAGAACGTCAGAAAAAGATTATAGAGATCATATCTGCTGAAAGAGTAATGAGAGAGATAGGACAACAATACCCCTACGTAGGAGCATACTATAGAAATAGAAAGTTTGCTTCATCTTTGGGAAGTAAAGAGGCTGCAAGACTGAACAAGGAGATTGAAAGAGTAGAGATGCAGACTAATCCTGAAGAGTTCATACAAGAGAAGGTAAAATCTAAGTTAGAAAGTTTCCAAAATAGAGTAGAAACAGAGAGACTAAGGAGGAAATAACTCCTTAGTTCTCTTGACTTTATTTTTAATTAGTATAATTTTGTGATATCGGACCTTGGTCGGACTTAACAGTCGTAAAGATAATTATTTATGGAAACACATGACATTCTCAGAGAGCAATCAAAGAAACTTCGTCACATCGAAGGTCAACTTTGTTGCATTAACGCTAGCGTAACTGCGGAAGCAGGTATGAACGGCAGTAAAGTAATTTCAGGCACATCACCAGTTACAGGTACTTTTCAGTACTTTGTTGTTAACGCAGCAGCTGTAGTTAGTGCTATCTTAGATCAAAATGGAAGTAGTCTTATGACTAGTCTAGGTCTTTCAGGAGTTACTTTGGCTGCAGGTATGAAGATTAGCGTAGCTAAAGGAACAACTATCTCTTCTATAACTCTTTCTTCAGGCTCTGTAATTGCTTACTACGCTTAATTAATGAAGACTCTTTTAGTAACCTTCACTACAGTATGTGCCTTCTTGGGCACATATTTTTTAAATCTAACTGCAGATAATGCAGAACAATACTTAGCTATTGTTGCTGTTGTATTCGTAGACGGTTTCTTTGGTGTATGGGCAGGTACTAAAAAAGTTGGTTTTCAAACAAGAAAAGCGGTAAAAGTTCTTCAGACCTTGTTTGCATGGGTTATGATTCTCTCCGTTATCTTGATGGTAGAGAAAGGTTTTGATGGTACATTCTGGTTATCAGAGACATTTTGTGCTCCATTTATTGTTTTCCAACTGATTAGTGCGCTTAAGAATGCACATACAGTAGGAGTAATAAGTAATAGCGTTCTATCTCAAATCCTAGAAAAGATAGATCAGCACAAATTCAACCATGATAAAAAAGATTAATGAAAAACTTTTCTCTTAAACTCAACTTTGTTCTTATCTTCATAATCGCTTACTTACTCTTTAAATATGAGTATGTACAGGAACAAGATACCAATCAAGTAATATCTTTTATAGATTCTATAGATAAAGCTAACGACACTTACTTTGAGAAGATAGATTCTTTGGAGCATATTAAACACGAAGAGTATCACAACTACGAAAAAATCACCCTTAAGTATGACACAATTCAGATTGCTATTGACACTATGCCTGATATTGACGGCACAAAATATCTACTCACAATCTCTAGACAGCTTACCGCTAAAGGAGTTGAATAACGAGTTCCTTAAGGGAATTCAAGCACGGGAAAGAGTAGTAAGTCTTAAAAAGATTATCAAGACTGATAGTATGCAGTTAGTATACTATAAAGATTCTTTGATTCCTAACTACCAGAAGGCTCTAGATACCGCTAAAGTAGAGATAGTTCGTCTTGATACCAAGGTAAAAGCTCAACAAGAAACTATTAAAACTTTAAACAAAGTTTTGAAAGGTGGATTATTTGCCATAGTTTTGTTAACCATAGGGTTGATTTTATAACTCTTTGCCTATGATGCCAATCTCTAAACAGATTATCCAACACTATATGGATAATCCCAACACAGACGAATCAGCCTTAGAGGTTGCTAATCGTTTTAACTATTATCCACAAGATCCTAGTCAATTAAGAGCTAAGCGAGTTCGAGACTTAAAAAGAACTGCTCTAGCTAAGCTGAATAGTAATCAACCTTTAAGTGTTATTGCTCCTCAACCTACTCAAATTCTAGGAAGTTATGATGAAAACTTAGATAGAGGTACTTTAGAAGTATCTAAACTAGTTTCCGAGCAACCTAGATCTGCTGAGGAGATCATTAAAATTCACAAAATCGACACTACAAAGTGGCGTTTAGTACAATATTGGAGTAAAGAAAAACAATCAGGCTGGCTAGTGTCGGCCTTATTTGCTTCTATAAAGCCTGAAGATACTCTTCCACAAGACATAGAAGCCGTTCTAAGAGAGGTTTTTCTAGAATCTAACCTAACTCCGTACCCAATACCTAGAAAGTCTCCTGTAGCTTCTAAGAAAGCTTTGTTTGTTTACATGAGTGACAAACATGTAGGAGCACTTACTCATCCTAATGCTATTTACTCTAATGAGTATAACGAAGATATCTTTGAAGTACGAATGATGAAGGTATTAGATGAGATAGAAAAGCAAGTAAAGACCTTTGGAAGACTAGAAGATCTGTTTATTTGTGATTTAGGTGACTCTTTAGATGGTTGGAATGGTCAGACTACCAGAGGTGGCCATGCTCTTCCCCAGAATATGAGTAATAAAGAGTCATTTATGACTTACCTTTATGCTCACAAACGATTCTTTGACTCTTTAGTAGAGAAGAATCTAGCAAACAACATACACGCTATTATGCAGACAGAAGATAACCACTCAGGTTCTTTTGGCTACATAACTAACCAAGCGTTATGTTTATATTTGAATACAGCCTATCCATTTATTAAAGTAACAATTATGGAGAGGTTCTTAGAACATTTTGACTATGGCAAACACACGTTTATCTTCACTCATGGAAAAGATTCTGAAGATCTTAAGCACGGTCTTCCCCTTTTCTTAAATGAGAAAGCAGAAAACTTCCTTAATAAGTATATAGATCACCATAAATTAGGAGAGAATAAAAATATCTCAGTAGTAAAAGGTGACCTACATACGGAGAGTATGCAACAAGTATATAAGTTTAGATACAGGAATGTATTGTCTATGTATGGCTCTTCTAAGTGGATAATGAATAACTTTGGTCCAGGATATCCAGGAGTTTCGTTTGATTTAGTAGAAAAAGATACGGATTTAATATATTCGTTTTATATTCGCTTTAAATAATTATAAATAGAATTAAGATGATTACGTTAGCAGATATAGATAAACTTATAAACCAATTCTATTTGGAATCAGAAAAGGATGGGTTAGCAGTAAGACCTAATGTAGTATTGCTTACAGAAGATCAGTTTGAAACCCTTCTAAAAGAAATGGGAATAGAGGAAGAAGACGATGTTATAATAGAAAGTATACTAGGATTAGATGTCGTCATAGCAAATGGGCTAGAACATCCAAGAGTAATAAGATTGTAAAAGAAAAAGGGGCCCTATTAAGAGCCCCTTTTTCTTTTGGTTGGTAAACTAATAACTAAATAACTAAAACTAAATAAACTAAAACTATGATTAAATCGCTTGTGGTCCTCCTGTAGCAGCTAAGAATGCAAGAATTTCTTCTTTTACCTTCAGCTCTACTACGATTGGCTCACTTGTGATTTCAAATTTAGTGATTTTTACTGGAACTTTTTGCTTAGTTGCAGGATCAATCTTGTATTGGTAATCTACAGGGTTGAGCTTATCAGCGTTACCTTCTAAGACAACAGCTAAGCCATTCTCTGTAGGGTAAGTCATAAGAACTTTGTGAAGATTAAAAGAGAAGCCTTTCTTAATGATTAACTCCATCTCCTCCCCACTCTCTACTTTTTCTTTTTCTGTATAATAGAATAACATATCTTTTTATTTTAATTACCAAACAATAGCGATATCTCTATCATTTACCATGATCTTTTCTTCCCCTTCTACGTCAACTAACTCTGCTGACTGAAGGTACATCATGTTTACATAAACGAAGTCTCCTACTTTTATGCTGGTTACTTCTTCTCCGACTGCGTAAACTTCCAAGTGCTTTAACTTCTTTAACTCTTGGATGTTCATCTCTTCCTCCATCTCGGGAGTCAGTTGGATTAATCTTTCTTCTCTTGCTGGACGATTGAGTAATACTCGGTGTCCTTTTACGGTTATTGCCATTTTTTTAAATTAGTTCTGTTTTAATTACGTCTAAGCCTGCTGCTACTAACAACTCAAGTCCTGATCTGTCTCTGTAGTCTTGCAGATATACAAATGTAGTGATTCCACTTTGAATAATCAACTTAGCACAATGCACACAGCATGCATGAGTGCAGTACATAACGGCTCCTTCTGTACTGATAGGACTCTTGCATGCTTTTGTGATTGCGTTAGACTCTGCATGTAATACGTAATCAAACGTTACATTATCAGACTCACAGACGTTAGGAAACCCACTAGGAGTTCCATTATACCCAAAAGATATAATGTTGCCAGACTTTACAATGATTGCTCCTACCTGTAGTCTCTCACAGTAAGATTCTTGTGCGATCCTTAAGGTTAGATCTAAATAAAGACCTACCTTTTCTTTCTTAGGCATACTATATATGATGGGTAACTTATGCATCTTTCTCTACTTTGAATTCATTTGGTGGTACAAATCTACACAACTCTTTCGGTATTCTATAAAAATAATCTTTTCCAGACCTTTCTTTTGTATTAATATCTAGAACTTCTAGATATTCTTTTTTAAAAATCTTATCAGACCTTACAATTAAAGCTGCATATGTTATACTGCTTATGATTATATAAAAGAATAAATGATCTTTACTAAACTTTTTCTTCCTTTCTAGAAAAGAAACAGTACTATAGGGAAAACTATCCCTATCTGTAAAAGCAGTTCTTTTCATTTCTACCTCAAAAAAGTACCTTTTACCACCTTTATAGGCTACAATATCTATATCGTAATCTTCTTTCTCTTTAGGTTCAATTGTATAACCATGACTTTCTAGGAAGAGACATGTAAGTCGTCTTCCTAGAGCATCATATCGGTCATATTGATCCTTTACAAATTGCACAGTCACTTCAAACTAGTCTCAAATCTATAAATTTCTTTTGGAATATCAATGACTACTCCATCAAAACTTATATGTTTATGTAAGAGAGCCTTATAGTCTTGTGACATTTCTTCAAACCTACCTTGTTTAAATAGTTCTATATCTCTATGATATATCTTGTTAGGCCTAAAGACATACATTCTTTTCTCGTCTATGTCATAATAGTCATAGAAGGAATCAAAGTTTGTAATCTTGTCTTCAAAGACTTCAAAAGCATCCTTGTCACTAGGCTTAAATAAAAAGAACAAACAGTTAGTGAACTTAGACTTATAACCATAGTCATCTAGATAAACATTAACTAAGCCAAAGTTTGCTAATAGTCTAGAAGCATTAGCCCCTGAAGTAAATATCAGGGGACTAAGAAACTTGGTGGTATTATTTGTAGTGTCTGAGTACACAATATTGTATTTATACGATTCTGAGGCCATCATTTTGGTAATCCTCCCTAGTATAAGCCCATAAATCGTTTTCTGAGTGCCACTTTAAGCGATCAATTGCTTGGTGGAACCCTTCATACTCTTTGTGTAAGTACGTTCCTCCTGTTTTACCTATAGACATCAATGTGTCTGATAGTTCATAGATCAAAGGACTGCCTGGAAACTTTTGGCTTTCTACAATAAATCTAAAGTTATTTATCTTTAAGTTCTCTCCGTACTTAGACAGATCAGATCTCATCAATCCTTCCGTATAGAAGGCTGCTTGGAAATCATATCTGTGCTTAAGCAAAGTTTCTACCCAATAGTTTAAAGATGTTGTGGTTGTCTTTAAGTCAATAGGATATAGGATGTTGTTTACTACATCAACTACCACTAAATCTAATAGACCTTTACAGGCAATACCATCATACTCAAAATCAATAGCTTGTTGGGTAAATACTTTATACTGAGAGTTACCTAAGATATACTTGTTGGTGAAAGGATTAGTCTTAAGACTATTTGCAATTACTTGGATGGTATTGTATTGAGTAGGGGTTACTACTTTTTTACCCTCTCCTGCAATCAAATCATCATAGTATGCCTTGCCTTCTTTCTCAAACCTTTCTCTTACTTTAGCAAGAGTATCTCGCTTAAAACCTGCTAACTCGTACGCAATGTTCTCTGCCATAGTATCATTACGATTAGCAAATAGATGCCATACAAAGTCTCCCATTTGTCCTGTAGGTCTTTCTACAGTACTAAAATAGAATTGTTCTAAGAAGATATCTTCTCCTTGTGTAAGAAGTAAGTCTACACCATCTCCTATGACTGTTACCTCTGCAGGTTCATCCATGTCAGAGTTAGGGTCATAGTTAGCATATAGATTAGGATGTAGCAATAGTTTTTTAAGCCTGCTCTGGCTTTGTGCTGTATTGGATAAGTAATCTTGATCTAGAATCATTATTTTATAAATTTAAAAGTGAGTGTAAACCATAAGAATCCTAAGTGCATACTAAACTTTTCTCTAGAGTTAGTACGACTAAAAGTTATTATGGGTAAAGGATAAAAGAACCAATAGGGATAATCCCTTTGGCCTCTTGTTAGTTTGGAGAAGTTACTTACTTGAATCTTCATAACCTCTGTCATCAAAGTGTTTCTTCTCTCTCATAATATAGGAGAGAAACATAGCGTTACACATAACATGTCCAAGGTGGTCAATGCCTGATTCAGGATCTTTATCTTCTCCTGAGAGGAAAGCAAACATATGCCTAAGCAAACTTTCGCTTACCTGTGTTACGGGCATACCTTTCTTCCAGTTATCTTTACCTGAAATTGTTATAAGACCTTTGTCAATTATTAAATTTTTTGAGATAATTGACTGCATTTCTAAGTAATTCAGTGTTGTCATTAAACAATCCAAGGGCGTTGTTGCATTTACTACACAAAATTCCTCTGTATTTTCTTGTTGTATGACAATGGTCAATGTGTAATCTTGAAGTGGATTTGCAGATCTGACATCCTTTAGAAATTTCTGAGAGGTAAAACTCTTCGCTGATTCCGTAGTTAGCAAGTCTCCAGAGAAAGTTTCCTCGCTTAACCTTTTCAACATATTCGGGATTATTTCTTCTTTCTTTTTCTCTAAGTCTTTCTTTTTCTTTGTTTTCAGGTCTGTTTCTATACTCTTGTTGGTAGTTTCTAACTCTAGTGGATTTTTCACTAGAAGAATGGACTCTGATGTACTCACTACATGATCTACACAAAGATTTCTTACTAACTGTTGTATGTTTGCTACATCTTGTACATGTACCATGTTCAGCGGTAGCTTTTCTATAACAGGTCTGACAAAGGCCTCGTGAGATAATTGACTTACTATTTTTACAGTTGTTGCAAATTCCGGTTTTAGGCATAATTGGAACAAAGATAGTATATTAAAACTTTTTGTCAAGGTATACTTACTTTTACCATAGTCAAGAACGTCAACCATAGGCTCTAAAGACCTAAAGTCTACTAAAGACCATTGCTTCTTGCCTTTGTTGTAACGTAAGGCTTGACCTCCTTCATTGAAGTCTTCCATTGCAGGGAAATCGTTAGCCATTGTTTAACGCATTAAAGCACCTACAGTAGTTCCAGAAACATACTCATGGGTTGTAGTAGTAACTGCAACTGTAACAGGACTTACTGTTAAGACTACTCGTCCAAACTTCATAGGAACAAGTTCTGTGACAACACATAATTGTCCATTACAGTCTACAAAACTTCCTACAGATAGAGTTTGACTATACTCTTCTCCATAGTAAGTAACCATGTTTTCTCCATAAGCATAGGAGTGGGAGACATCGGGAGAGCCTACAGCTTCCACTTTGTCTGATTCTGTGCGGGGTTCTATTATATATAACATAATTTTAATTTAACTTAGGTTAATCTAATTCTGGTACTTCCACTCCCAGGATATCTCTTGCAAATCCAATCACATCTTGGATAAACTTATGTACTTCGTCTTTCTTGCCCTTAGATAATGATAGAGGAGTTTTAATAAACTGTCCTTGGAACATTATCTCTTCGTAGAAATACTTGTCCTTAAGGAAGATAACTACCTCTTCTTTGGTATATATTTCTCCTGTAAGGGACTCAAAACCTGCTTTTACTATAGGTACTAGGGTACTATAAAAATAAGCCAACTGAGGGTTTGTTTTCTTAGAATCAACTCTTGTGATACAAACCTCTACATCTATCTTAGGATCTTGTTTCATAAGTTCTTTAAAGTATGACTGCATTAACTCTTTATCTCCTTTAAGATAGACGTTACCATCTATATTAAGGGAAAGAGTTGCCGGTATGTAGACTCTATTTATCATTAGTTCTCTTTTCTATTTCTTCCAAAAGCAAAAATGCTAACTCTTCGTCTTCATCTATCTGGCTACTTGCGTTTCTCTTTTGCAAATATCCGTCTAAAATCTTAATAAAGTAAGCATTTTTTGCTTTTGCTTCGTTAATTGCTTTCCGTAAATCGTCATTAACAAACTCACGAATAAACAAATACTGTGTGTTAACTGCTCTAGCAAGGAGATAAGTTCTCCTTACTTCTTTTATCTGTTCGTCTGTCATCTTACTTCTTCCAATAGGGAGCTATGCATGGATCTGCTTTGAGTTTTACTCTTTTACAAAACTTAGCACCTGCATCTACCATTGCTTTTTCTAATTGTGCAGCAGTCTGCTGCGAAATTTCCTCAGGAGTTTCTACCAATATTTCATCGTGTATTATATTGACTATCAATACTTTAAACAATAAATTATTAGGTACTAAATACTTAGACCAAAAATACACACAAGCTAACTTGGTAATTTCCGCAGACTCTCCTTGAATAGGATAGTTTAATGACATACGTTCAATATCTCCACGCTTCCTAAAGAACTGGCTTACTTTGTCTTTCATCTCTCTAGCTGTAGGAGTGTTTGAATTCTTCATCTGTTTATATCTATCCCAGAAATCTTTGTTCATCTCATTCTTAAGTTTTACAAACTCGTCATAATAATCTACATAAGATTTCTTTCCTGTTATAGGAGAGATAAGAACATAGCCATTCTCTACACCAAACTTCTTTGCTTCATCAAAATAGGATTTAAGTCCTGGAAAAGCCTTAAAGTAAGAATCGTAGATATGTTGACCTTGTTCTACGCTAAGTCCTAGTTGGTCGGCAATACCAATACCTGAACCTCCATAGTTAATCGCAAAGCCTGCTACTTTAGCTGATTGTCTTTTGTCTTTGTGTTTCTTTTTAATGTCGTTTAAGTCCATGCCATCTAATTCATTGTACATCTTAGATGCGACAAACGAATGCATGTCCCCCAAATCATTGTCGTAGAATTCTAAGAGGTTTTTATCTAGACACTTATTAACTAATACAATCTGCTCTTGGCCTGTATAGTCACAACCTACTAGAGTGTTACCTTCTGCTGCTACAAAACATGATCTTGTTTCTTGGTCTGATGGAATGTTTTGGAAGTTAAAGTTCTTTACGTTTCCTGATTTACCTCCACTAGATAAGCGTCCTGTGTTCATCAACTGCTTAAACTGTGTATGTATTCTTCCGCTAACTGGATTAATTTGTTCTATCCAGTTATATCCATAAGTTCCAATATCCTTTTGGGCTCCCTTAAACTTTAAATAAGTCTCAATAATTGGATATTTTGAGCTATATTTTACTAGGTGACTAGCTTCAATTGTATCCTTTGTTACTCCTTTCTCTACTACCTTAGTATCTACACCAATCTCTTGAAAGAACTCTACAACCTGAGAGGGTGAGTTCCAATTCACATTGGTCTTGGTAGAAGAAGAGAAGAGGTCAAGTTGGTAGTCGATAAACTTCTCCATCTTATTATCTAGGATGAATTGGTTTAATGCTGCCTCTGCTTCATCAGCTTCTTTCTGTACCTTTTCTATCTTTGCTGTCCATTGTGGTACATCTAGTTTCATACCGCAGTATTCGATGTATGCAAGGACTAAAACAAATTTATTGTCTAATTCAATAGACACAGAGGTACCATCAGCAAGCTGCATGAATTCTTGCTTTTCCTTTAATTCGTGCAGATACTTTACGTCATACGCAGAGTACTTTACGAAACCTTCAGTAAGTCTACCTGTAATATTTGCTCGTTCCTCTTTGCTTAGAACTACACCACAATGACGTAATACACAAGCAGAAAGGGAGCATCTATGGCTTTCTATACCTAGGCGAGATGTTTTTTCTCCTAAGAAGGTATCATATACCTTTGTGGGAATAACTCTGTAGTGATAAAGGAATCGTAAGTCAAACTTTAAGTTATGACCTATTAGTCCCTTAGTCTCCAACAACTCTTTATAGTCGTTGATATCAATCGTAGTTAAATCAATTACGTATTGAATATCTCTATCTCCTAACTGAAGAGTGTAGAGTTTACAAGTATAAGGATCAAATCCTGAGGTCTCAGTATCTAATCCTACCCACTCTAAATCTTTTAGATAGTTGAGGGATTCTTGTACAGTACAGATAGTTATGTCGGGTAAGGAGATATCTTGTTTGGTAACTAGATAAATCATTTTAATAATGGTCCTACTATCTTGTTGTAATCGTGAAGTGCTTCTCTAAGCTTTTGATACTTTTCTACCTGTGTATAGTTGCCTTGTTCGATATCTGTAAGGCAAGTTCTATATACATCGTAGATAAGTTTTCTATCGTGGTTGCTAAGCTTAAGAATCTTGTTTGATAACTGAAGCATGTCTTCAGTAGTATCTTCTCCCCAAATCTTATTTAGAGACTTACCTAAGTTCCACACGTGATGTGGAGTGTAAAGGTTACACTTAGGACAAGCAGGTAATAAGTTTGTTAAATGGTAACGAGTAGATACTTTAGTTCTACCTACAAAGTGTGCACATTGTAAGCCTTTAGGGTCGAGGGTAATCTCACAAGCATGGCACTTGTTAATGTGGGCTCCTCTTACTAACCATGATGTTATTTGGTCTAACTTGGTTTGAGTAATGGTTTCTTGTTTGATCTTTCTCTTAATCTCTTTCTTTACTTTCTGTTTAGCCTTTTTCTCTTTGACTACACAGCTAGCACAAAGTCTCTTGGTCTTGTTTGCAATAGCTTTTACTTTACCGCACTCAGAGCAAGGCTTCTGCAAGTCTTTTTCTTCTGGGCTTCCTTTTACAGGAACTTTCTTGATTGTTCTCTTTAACATGGTATACAAATATAACAAAAGAAAAGGGGATCTGTTGACCCCCTAATCTTTTTTGGCATGCAAGAGAATTACAAAGATAACTCTTCCTGAAATACAGGACTGTGCAATTCAGAAATTAACTCAAAGCCTCTGTTGTTGATGGTGTAAGCTGTACCGTGGATCAAAGACTCACGCTTATGCTCTAAACTTTTATGTCCCATCATGTAGTTAGTAAAGCGAGTAGTAGCATTAAATAAAGCGTAAGCTGTATTACCATGAGTACCGTATTCTGTAGCAATAGCTTGTCTAAAATCTAAAATACGATTCTTAGTACGTCCTGCTTCCCCATCTCCCCCAATAATTCCTAAGATAAATTCATCTGTAACTACCTCAGGAATGTTCACTTTGCTTAATTCGATTAGCTTTTCAACAAACTGCTCCTCTTGATAAAGAGAGTTTTGTAACTGAGAAATGATTACAGCCAAGCGACCATGAGAATTCTTAGTATGTCTTACCCTCTGAGAGTCTTTTAGAGCCATGTAAAAGGTATTTGCACATACAACTGTTACATTGGTTGCTCCAAAGCCAATAGGAGAGCTCCCATCGTGTGATGTAAGGGCTGTTAAATAACGCTTATTCTCAGATCCTCCAATAGTAACATCTGTTAAAGGAAACTGATAGTATACTTTTTGGCCGTCTCCTAAGAAACCACCTCTTTCTCCCGAGATATTAACCCTAGCAGCAGCTTCTAAAAGCATATCTAAGATTTCTTCGTTTTGTGTAGGAACATATTTTGCTCCTACAATACCTAAACACTTGTTGTTGTCTTGTCTAAAGACACCAAAAGCAGGAGTAGGTTCTCCATTAGGACCTACGAGTCCTCGTTTTTCTACTGTCCAGTTAGTCCTGGAGCTTTCTAATAATTGTTGTTTATTCATAATCTTTATAAGGCTGGTCTTTTAAACGTGTCGATAAATCTACTTAGTTCTTCTAATTCTTTTAGTCTTCCTTGTACTTCGCAGTATTCGTATTCACTGCTTTGTTCTTGTTCTTTTACTTCTTTAATTCTAGTAGTAAGGTGTTCTACTAATTTACCTTTAAACTCTAGGTGACCCAGAGTCTCGAAATCTTGCCAATTCATATTTTTTATTTTAAGTTTTGTAGCCAATCAATCTGATCTCCGTTGTTGGCTATTAGTATTTCGTTTATTCTTTTAAAATGATCGCAACCCCATTTCCCACCTGCATATAAAGCAGCTGCAGGATGAGGTGCAACTAATACATGATGAAAGGTATCATCAATTAGAGGAGCAAACTTTAAAGCGTCTTTACCCCAGAAACAAAATATAAGTCCTGTGGTATTGTCGTTTAAAGTCTTGAATACGGCTTCTGTAAACTGATTCCAATAAGTCATGTGTGAACCTGACTTACCTTCCTCAATAGTTAAAGCTGCGTTAATTAAAAGAACTCCTTGCTTAGCCCATGCTTCTAAATCCATGTCAATAGGGAAAGATAGTTCGTCTGGATAAATGTCTTCTTTAATCTTGTTGTACATAACCCTTAAAGAAGGAGGAACTTGATCTCTATTTCTTGGACTAAAAGCTAAGCCATGTGCTGTGGGTTCTCCTTTATACCTACCTGGATACGGGTCCATACCTAAGATAACAACCCTTACTTTCTGGAAGGGAGTTAAATTAAAAGCCTTGAAGACTTCATCTTTGTGAGGAAAGATAGACTTAGTTTCTCTCTCCTTAGCAATGAAGCCCCCAAGGCTTTTAAAGTATGGACTTTCTATTGTATCTCTTAAGTGTAGGTACCAATCATCTGGAATATTCACTAATTTTTTCATGTATTTTTTTCCTTGCAGCCCTTCTTCTTCTGCTATCTAAAGTCTGAACAATTACATTAGGTTTGACTTCTGTATTCATCATGTTAGGAAACTGTGCATCTACTGCATTAAGGATTTGGTTATACCTTACTTTATAACTATTTACTACATCGTAAAAGTCTACATGTTGTCTGATTGCATGAATGATTGTAGAATGATCTTTACCTAATAAACTGCCTACTTTAATATAAGTGTAGTGAAATTGAATAAGTAAAACAGCAGCAAACTGGAACCTAGCTTCTACATACTCTCTTTTACGACTTAGTTTTACAAATTCTTCTACTCTTATCTTGTGTACATCACATACAATTTTTAAAACAGCCTGTTCGAAGTCTGTAAACTTTGCTAAATTTACTTTAACCATTTGGGCTCTTTCTTGTGCTAGCTTCTTCTTTCTAGCATACTCCTCAGGATCAATCATATTAATCCTTCTTTGATAAAACTGTTTGTTTTTTGTTTTTTGATTTACTGTGTTCATTAGACTCTCTTGTACCAATGGCTCTATATTTAGCTTTTTGAATACAATCTCTAACGCTTCGTCTACAATATCTTTAATTCTTGGCATAATTTAATTAGTCTTTCTCTTCCGTGATCCTTATAAATATCGCTAATGTCTTTACCTAAACTAGCATGATGGTACAATACAGGAATATCATACATTTCTGATATCTTTTCTGCACCCTCTATCCCTGCTCTATCTGCATCAAACCATACATATATGTTATCAAACCTTGCTTTGAGTAACTCATAAGCATTCTCTGATATAGGTGTAGTTTCACTTCTTACTGCAACTGCATTAATTCCAATAGAGTGTAAAGTCATAACATCTTTAGTACCTTTAGTAATAACTAGGATACTTCCTTTGTGAGGAAGTTGCGTGTATCCTTCTAACATTCCTCCAAAGAAATTTGTTCTAAATTTTACTCTCTTATCCGCATAAGGACGATAAAGTTTAAATTTATCTTTCTCTTTGTAACGATAGCAAGGATCAAAGTCATTATTAACATACCAGATGTTATCAGCTATCCAAGCTTTATCTACTCTTCTTACATCATAAAACTTAAGGATACTTGGTGTAACTCCGAATTGTGCCCAATATTCTAAATCTTTAGGCGAAAAACGTGTAAGTTTAACTTTGATAGATGCTGGCTTTACTTCCGCAGGTTTAACTGTCTTAAGACTGTCTACCTCCATTTTAAGACCTAATCTATCTTCTAGACTAAAGTTCTTAAGTTGGAAGTCTGACTCAATCTTATAGAGAATATCAGGATACTCATACCCTGTTCTCATTTGAGCTATGTCTATACAGTTGTAGTGGACTTTCTCAGTAGCATAATCTATAAAATAAAGATTACCTCCTTGACTCCACTTAAAGAAGCATGTTGCATGCTTATCAGATCTGAAAGGATTCTTGTACTTGTTTCTTAGGTTAATCTTCTCTCCAAAGTAGAACTCCATAAGCTGTTCTTGTCCTAATAGCTTGTATAAAGTTTGGACATTAGGTCTAATTTCAATACTTGTCAGATCCATAGGAATGGTTTTTAAAAGAAAAAGGGGCTACAAATGTAACCCCTTTTCTTAAAAATGAAACAGGTTGTTAAAATTAAAATAAGCTATCTACATCGTCACTTACAGCTGCAGTAGCTACATCACTCTTTTCCCAAGACATCATGTCATCAGAGAAAGGGCTTTCTACTTCGTTAGAAGCAGGAGCATTGTTCTCTGTGTATTCTTTGAAGTCAAAGGTTCCATAGTAACTCTTAAATCCATACTCACCAGTAACTTGCTTAGCTACATAGTCAGTAATCTTGCTGTTTACGTTTACAAATACTTTAGTGCAAACGTCTTGGTATTTGTCGTCTTTGATTCCCAACAATACTTTAACACCCATGTTGGCTTTGTTAAAGTGTGCAAAGAAATCTACCAACTCATTGCCTTTACCTTTTGCAATAGAACTCCAAGAGTCCAATACAAAGGGCTTCTCTTTAGGAGAGATATTACCATAAGCTTTCAATAAAGAATACACAGACTCTTCTCCGCCTTTAGCTTCACGAACACTCTTAAGATCCATTCTACGAGAAGGATCTAAACCTGCTTGTGCTTCACTCAAAGCAGCCAGGTTTTCAGCCCAAGAAGTACGAGTAAAGTTATCAATGAACTGTTTCTTACCTGCTTGAGAAGTACGAGTGTCATTGTTTACCCACAAAGAAAACTTACCACGCAATTCAGTTTTGAAGTCTGGATGGTTAACATACCAGAAGTCTAAACGCATTCCGTTATCTCCCTCGTAGTTAGGTTCTTTAACTTTGTCTTCGTCAATTCCTAACAAAGCAGCAAGTGCTTTAGTAGAAGGGTTAACAGCTACGATTTGGATAGGAGCAAATCCTGTGTACAATTTTTTGCCTGATGAAGGCTCTCTGGTTTCTAATTCGTCAAATTTCATAATAGTAATTTTTGTTTTTGTTTAATGTTTAATGTTTAATATTTTATTTTGATTTTGCTGGGGTTACTTCTTCTGCGTAGTAAGAGTCAATAGAGTCACATACTGCTTTAAGATCATTTGGGATTAATGTTTCAGAGAACATACCCATCGGGCTCTTAGCAGGGTAGTTACGGAAACGGTTAGTCACAAAATGATAAGTTGCATTCTCGTCTTTATCTTCACCTACGTGAGTGTAAAGACAGATTGTAAACAATCCTTCGAGAACAATTTGATTGTCTAATGCTTTACCGATAGTCTTAATCTTCTGACCTACGATATGTCCATCATCCTCGATTGTCTCACTGTGAGTGATGTAGAATACTTTAAGGTCATTACGAAGCTTACGAGAAGTAGTAAGCATGTTAGTTACGTCCTTTGCTAAGTTTACAAACTTACCGAAGCCTACTTCGTTTGCCTTCTTCATCATGAGGAATGACATAGAGTAGATAGCATCATCCATTACGATGTTTTTAATGTGTGATGCTTTTTCGCTAATCTGTTGTAACAAAGTTGTAATTTGGTTGATGTCATCTACTTCCATGTAATTTTTAGATTCTAGGTTGTAGAGTTTCTCAGCTCCTTTGAAAGGCAATTCTTTCCGTGCTACGTTAATAATAAAGGTTTCTTTGGGGTCTAAGGTTCTTACAGACGTAGATTTACCAGTGCCTGAAGGACCTACAATTGCGATTAGTTTTGAACTCATTTTATTTTTAATTTATTTTGTTTCTTCTATATTGTCTACAATGTCTCCTAAGGTATCCCAACCAAAGTTGGCTACAAAATGTACAGCAGCTTCAAAACAATTAGCAATATCCTGTGATGGATCTTCTAATAGTTCTTCTCTCATGTCTGCATTATTATAGAGTTCTTCTGCTACCCATAGGATATATTCATTCTCTTGGTGTTCTGTCCAGGTATGTTTCTCATACCATCCTTCCTCTTGGAAGTCTATGCTATCGTAATCTACATTGATTACCTCGCACATCTTTCTTATTAATCTTACTAAATAAGGGTTCTTTGCTTCTTCAATCATTTTAGTTTATCTATTTAAAAAATTCTCATAATGTCTAGCCGTAGGGCTATTCATCTCTTGGGGTCTAGGTAACTCATCAAACTCTCCATTAGCTCCGTTAAAGTAAAGTCCTATGCTTGAATTTTCTAAGCCATAGTATCGGTCTTTTAAGAACTTTAGGGATCTGTATTTATTACCTAGTAACGATACATCATAGCCATTATGTGTAGCTATATTGTATCTAGCAGGGCTAAACAAACCCATTACTACCTCATAGTCTTGGTGTACACCCTTATTGATATGAAGTTCCTCCATTGAGGGTTCTAACTTCTCTTCCATAAGTTGACCTTTATAGGTGTAGGTTTGTTTTTCTGATGCAGGGGTTTGTTGGTGTACGATTACGTTAACCATCTTGTAACGCTTAGAGAATACGTCAAGGACATAATCCTTAATCATAAAGTCAAAGGTTTGATAAGATGATAATTTCATCTTGGTATCAGGAGCAATCTCATTAGATAGAAGACTGATATGGTCTAGTACAAAGAATACCCATAAGTCATCTGACTTATACTTGTATCCTGATACTATACGTTTACCTTCTTCTATTTCTTTGTAAGTGCTTTCTCCTACTTCAGGGTTCTCAAAGAATGCTTTGATATACTTTGATATACCCGTAGGATTCCTGATATAATCTATTACTTCTACAATCTCCTCTAGTCTTTGGATGAACGTTTCTGCTTGCTTAATCTTTTCTAGTAACTCAGAGTTTACTGTGAACTTACCAGTAGACTTAAGTTGCTGTACAGTTATTGTTATTTTATGTTTCTCATACATATAGATAGATATAAAAGACAGCCAAAAGTCTGTAGCACTTTCTTCTAAAGCAAAATAGAAAATCTTAGGTTTGATTCCACTATTGGATAGTCTAACCTGCTTGTAGATGTTTAGGATAGTCATGTATTTAGCAAACTTTGACTTACCTACACCTGATGCAGCTGTTAAACAAGTGATAGATCCCTTAGTAAATCCACCATAGTGTTCAGCAAGACGAGGAAATGGGGGAGGAATAGAAGTTAAACCTCCTGTTTCTTTTAATATTTTGTTGTGCTCAATCTGAGCTAAGAGTTTCTCAAAGCTCATATTTAAAGGATTTGATGACTGTTGTAAGCAGGTCCTGCGCCATTCTTAAGTTCTTCACACCACTTGGCTAAGTCGCTTTGGTCTACACCATCTACCTTTTTAAAAATAAAATAACCACACTCTCTTATGTATTTTATAGAGCCTTGTTGCTTCATATAGTTAATACATAAATCTGTGGCTTGTAAAATCTCTTCTAAAGTATAGTCATACTCAGAAAGAAACTTAATCAATCGTTTTACTACACTAGACTTGTCTGTAGTTTTACCTGAGACACCTAGATTCTTAGCACTAAATTTGGATATGAAATCCCCCAACCAAGTCGGGGGAATCACAATATCCTTATTATTACTATGTTTAGGTTCGTCAATAAAAATCTCTTTTAGACTTTGATCCTTCAAAGAACCTGGAACTCTACTAACTTGTAACTTACCTAACACCTCTTCTGTATCAGTTTCTGATAAAGCTTTAGGTGTCCAACTATAAGTTGTTCCATTGAATAGAAGTTTTTCTTCGTAGATCCACTTGTCGATTAATTTTTCTTCTTTAGCTATTGCCCAAAGAACCTCGTAAAATGTCTTCTTCATCTGCTTTCTTAATTAAAGTAAAGTTTACACCCTTGAATATGTCTTTGGATATAATTTTACCCGGGTCTACAAAGATAACGGATTCATCATCTTTTTCCAAGCTAATCTGGTCTTCTAGCCACATTTTTTTCATAAAAAGATAGTCTGGATGTGACTCCAGACTATCTCCATAGTGTTCTATTTCTATCATTTACATAACTTTACATATCTGCTATTTCTTGGAAGTCTACTAACCCTCTCATACACTGTTCAATCTTTGTTGCTACATACTCTTGGTCTTCCTTAGGTACGTTAAATACGCTCTCACAAGCATGACAACAAGTGTGTAACAAAAGATCGTTAGTGATTACTAAAGTACTTTCTGCATAGCAATGAGGACACATATCATCCATAATCATTTCGTCAAGTAAATCTTGTCCTACCTCTTTTACTGTGGGGAAGAAAGCTGAGAAAGATTTAAGTTCTTCTCTGATTTTAGGATCTGTGTACTCGGGGTAACATTCCATAATCCACTCATTGTAAGCTTCATATGCTTTATCATCTTCTGAGTCATCAACCAGTTCAGAAGGCATTTCTCTACTCCAATAGGTAGATTGCTTGCCTATTTTAGATCCTGTAGATCCTGTAGATCCCATAGAAGCAGAAGGCTCAAAAGGATCTTTGGTCTTAGACTTAGATCTTAGATCTACCCATTCTCCAGACATTGTATCATAATGCCAATCATCATCGTCATCATCAATATCAAACATATGAATTTGACGACCTCCATAACCGATAGGGGTAGAGGTAGACTTAACTTTAGATCCTCCGTAAGGAAGTTCTGATGAGTATGTAGGCCTGGGAAATGTAAGCGGAATATTCCTTTCTGCAAGCATTGTAAGCATCTCATAAGCAAAGCTAAAAGCATTGATTAAGAGTGCTACACTTGCTACCTCAGTATCTGAATGCTCGTTAAAATAACCGCAAGATAAGTTGTGAGAAGATACCTTAAGACCTCTTTTACGAAGACCACCAACGTCAGTTGCTGTACCTGAGTTAAGAGAGTAACCATACTTCTCCATCAAAGGCTCAATTAAATGATAGTGATCTGGGTTAAAAGTCTGAACTCCATTAGTAAACTTGATAAAGTCATTGGTATAAGACCTACGATCCAGCTGAGTAACCACTAGTGAGTTGTCAAAGAAAGACATATCACAGCAGTTAGTACCTACAATTCCTCTTTCCTCACCATAGGGTAAGAAAACTTTACAAGCAGGCATCATTTTAAGCATTTGGATAGCAAAGCAAACACCTACTGAGTCATCGAGACCTAAACCACATTGTTCACCTGTAGCATCATCAAAGCCAAAAATCCACTTATCTGTTTTAAAGATACGCATACCTACATGATAGCTTTGAGCTGTGTCATAATGACCTACAATAGTAGGATAGAATTCAGCTTCTCCTTTAGTGCAATAGATATTGCCACCTTTCTCTTCTACTGTAACACCTTCTATCTTAGAGATTAACTCTATAAGCCATTCCTTCTTCAGTGCTTCCATTTCTGGCTGATAAGTAGGGCTTTGCTGATACATGATATCAAATAGTAGATCAAAGTCTACAGGGAAATCTCCTTTAATAGTGTGGTCTATACTTTCGAGTCGGTTAACGTAACTGCTAACATAAGATTTTGTCATTTTGTTTTATTTTAGTTTGTTTGTTTAATTTAATTTAATTTAATTTAATTTAAAAAGGAAAGTTTCTGAGAGCCTCATCTGTAATCTGTGACCACGTAGTAAACTCAGCTTCTCCTTGAGCACTAGCTTCCGTAGCTTCTGAGTCGTTTCTTACCTCTTCTAAAGAGATTTCCATGTTAGGTACAGGAATTTCTGGAGTCGTTATTGCTTCCATAGCTTGTGAATCAGTAACAAGATCAGTAACTAGTGCTTCTAGTGTTTCACGAACTTGTTCTACTATTGGATTTGATCCTGAGGTTAATCCTGAAATTGAACTTGAATTTAAGCTAGTGTCATAAATACTATAAGCAGTAGCGGTTAGATATCCAGTAGGAACAGTAAATGTTGAATATATTGTACCTGAATTTGCATTTGTTTCATAGTGAGTCTGTTCTTCTCTTCTGGCTCGTAGTGCTTCAAGTGCTGTTCTTCTTTGTTCTTCTTCTCTTCTACTAACTTCGTCAGAGTCATAAGCTTCTTCAGGGATGTTTGGATCATTCTTATGGTAGAAAAGATTTCCATCAGTAAAGTAGAAGTCTTCATCTAGAATAAAATAACCGAAACCATTCTCATACTCTCTGAGCTGATCGTCATCCTGGTGAGCATATTCTCCGTTATTTAACCTAACAGTTCTAGATGTAAGAGTAGTTTCTCCGTCATAAGTTTCTGTACGATCGTCTTCTGTTGAAATGTACGAATCATCTACTTCACAGTAGATATAACAATTACTACAAGCTTCTTGACCTTCGTATTCACCTGCAGTAAGATAAGTAGCATCATCTTCGTCAATTTCTTCACCGCAACAATGACACTGTACTCTGTCGTTTGTATTGTACCGACTAAAAGCACCTCCAGTAGATCTGAACTGCCAATACTCATCGTGAAGATGTTGATTTGTTAGAATCATTTTATTGGGATCATAGTTACAGAGAGTATCTACATAAGGAAAATGTTGAATACCTGTTAAGTCAATGTTTAGAGAGAAGTTTCTATGTGCTTGATACAAAGTCTCATAGCCAGCTCCCATTAGTGTGTTCTTAAGCAAGTTATGAGTCTCATCAGTTGTAAAATAGATACGGTCAAACATAAACTTACCTTCGATATTCCACATAATACAACGAGCAGCAATCTTACCTGATCTCTTAAGTACAGCCATCTTCACTTTCTCTGGGTACTTGGTATAGATTTCAAAATATCTTTGACAGTTGTAGTAACGCATACAAGAGTTGCCTAAAGTACCTGAATGTTGATAGTAGTTATCTTCGTAGTAAGCATCTTTAATCGCTTCTCCTTCAATAATAGCAAAGTCATACAAAGGATTAGATACAGTAATTAAAGAGGCATATGCTTCTGCGAATGCAGTAACCTCTCTATCTGAATACTTGTCTCCAAACAACCTACGTACAATCTTACCGATAGAAGTATGATAACGCTTCTTAAAGTTCCATACTTCTTTGATAGTTACTGAAGTGTTCTCAAACTCTACAGCTAGTACTCTTTCCCAGTTATTTGAATGTATATGAAGTCCTTGTCTACCTACTTCAAATCTACCTGTTCCTCGAGTTCTAGAGTTGCGAATACGAAGTATCTCTGCGTCTTCTGAAAGATAAGTATTTTTAAAGTCTAGAGAACATTGTTGAGCTGGTTCCTCGTTCCAGAATTCCTGACTAAAATGTGCAGTACTGTCTTCTACACGATCAATAGGATAAACTCTGTCATTTAGGTGTCTAGAAGTTAACTTTAATTGATATGTATAAGCTAACTCGTCTTTAGTAGGATTTTCTGAGATAGCAGACCTATCTCTACGTCTACCTTTTTGCATGTAAATCTTAACAATAGTTCCAGGATGAATCATCTCCATTGTGGTTTCTTGTCCTGCAAGTCTTTCTTCACGGTCCTTATCTAAATAAGAAATCTTAGTATAGTCCGCTTGAGATAGACCTAGATAGTTACAATACTTACCTTCTAAAGGAACATACTTAAGATTAAGAATATCTTCAGCTACTGTCTTTGCTTGCTCGTTACAGTTACTTGCTAGTAATTTGTTTAGACGAGCTTTTAGGTCTTTGTGTAATACGAATTTGTTTCTTGCTACTCTTACTCTTCGTTTTGGTAAGTTAGCAAGTGAGTCAGCAGATACTTGTAAGGTGTTTGCTGTTTCCATAAATTCCATTGAGAATGGATCATCGATGATTTGAGCTGCAATTAGCTCCTGTGGTTGTGAATTAGGCATATTATTTAGTTTAAATTGGTTTAAAACAAAAAAGCACCCCTAGAGGTGCTTTCATTAGATTTTTCTTTTTAATTTAAAGTTGTTCTGGTGTTTTCTCGCTGTCTTTTTTGTAACGGTGAGCTAGCAGTAGATTTTTTTCTGTTAGGGCTTTTTTAAACTCTCGGTCTCTTTCATTCTCTGAATAAAACGTGTAGTCTTCGTTCTTCTTCATTGTCTTTACAATCAAGTGAAATTCTATGACTGTACCTTCTTCGCTTAACGTATACTCCATTATTCAAAGATAGCACAAAAATCTGCTACAACGCCTATAAACAAGGAGATTACGGAGACCAAGAGAAGAGAGAATGCGAAGAACTCGTTACTACTCATACAATTAGTATTCTTAAGTTTTCTTCCAATATTTCTACATGCCTCTCTCATTGATGTGTTGTTTTACCTCTTGCCAGAATAAAATTGCATTGTGCATGGAGCGATCATCTGCCTTAACATAGTTATCCATATCTCTATACTCAGAGATAATCTTGTCGATAGTGTAGTTGGCAATCTGTTTAAATCTGTAGTAATCCATTTGAAAACCTAATGTCTTCATAATTTCTACCTCCATTGCAGCAGCTTGTGTTTTAGGACTCATGTTACAAATATAAGTCAGTTAAAGTTTTTCTGCTTTCTCTTCGAACCTATATTTTAACTCTTCTTTAAAAACTTCTTTGTAAAAGTCTGATATCTGGTGTTGAGTCTTTAAGATAGCTTCTATGTGATCGAAGTCTAAGTCTTTAATTGGTTTGTAAACTAAGGGTTGTTTTCCATCCTTACCTCTTGTACCCCAATGAACAGCTTCTCTTCTGGTTAAGTGTGAGCCATCATCATAGACGCTTAACTCTTCAAAAGTTCCTACATGCCTTCTAAGATAATCTGTTCCTCCATCTACCATAAGAACTTCTTTAGTAATGGTATCCTTGTAGGTCACATAATCATGTCGATTATACGAAGTAAGGATAGTACCATCTGGTGTTTTAATCCTGTTTAAAAGGATTTTCTTTTCCGTAGTCATAAGTTAGTATATAAGCTGGTTTAATTGTTGTTGTGATGCTTCCGTTAATATCAACTGTCTCACTTCTACACTCATAGGTTTTAAACTTGTAACCTGCTTTAGTAAAGAAGTTAAGCGAAGTTAAGTTATTCGCTTTAACTCTTGTAATTACAGTTACAAAGTCTTTTGTCTCTTCGTGGATACATTTAATAACATAATCCATTAGAAAAGTTGCATAACCTTGTCTTTGGTACTTCTCTGCTACATGAATAAAGTTAATACGATAGCATTCTTTTTTCTTTCTGATTAACATTACAGCTACTATATCAAGTCCGTCTTGGATAGCATGCACTGTTAAGGTAGGGTCGTCAAACGACTTTTTTGTAAATTGTACTCCAAAATGGTCTGTAATAAACTGAAAGTATCTAGGATCTTTCTTACAGTAATAAGAAATCTGAGTTAGCATAAATGATTTTCTTTTCTTCTTTAAGTACAGCTCGCTTATAGAGTTCTCTGAAAGCGTACCTGTGGAGTCCTAATTGCCTTCCTGCCCTTCCATAGCTGTACCCTAGGTCATCTCTTAAGATAAGGGCAGCATATTGCTTAGCAGTAAATCCTTTTAGGTCTAGTTTGAGAGGGGTGCTTTGATCGGGGGATGACATACGTAGTTTTCTAAAATAATGTCGTTAACAGAACTGCAAAAGATTCCATCTTTAACCTTTACAGTAGGTAATGGATAGGGTGTTCTTGTAATCTGTTCTTGGGCTTGTTCAATATGATTGAGGTACAGATGAGTATCACCTAAGTTACCTATTAGTTGGTCAGGTACCATGTTAACCTCATCAGCAATCATAGTTAATAATAAAGCATAAGAAGCAATATTAAAGGGAAGACCTAAGAATGCATCAACAGAACGTTGATTCCACATTAAAGAGATTGCTCTAGTTGGAATGTTTTGATTCTTTAATGCTTCATGAGTTGCTTCCACTAAATCATAAGAGTGTGGTTTTGGATTAAGAAGTTTACATCTCTCTTCCAAACTCAACTCTCTTGTATAAACTTGAAATCCATAATGACAAGGAGGAAGAACCATTTGGTCTAATTCACCTACATTCCAAGCTGAAACTATTAGTCGTCTTGAGTCTGGATTTGTTTTAAGGTCGTTGATTAGGTTTGATATTTGGTCTACTGGTGTTGGGTCAATATCGTATTTATTATGAGCATCCCAACTTCTCCATTGTTTACCGTAAATTGGTCCTAATTCACCGTACACACCTGCAAAATCTGAGTCAGTTTTAATTTTTTCTATAAACTCCTCTTCTGTTAAGGAATGGTCGTCACTAAGATTCCATTTACGATAATTTTTATAGGCATCTCCATTCCATATATTACAACCATTATCTACTAAGTACTTGATGTTAGTATCACCTTTTAAGAACCAAAGCAACTCAGTAACCATAGTCTTCCAGGCCATTTTCTTGGTTGTAAGAAGAGGAAACCCCCAACTCATGTTGTGTCTAAAAGTGTAACCGAACATAGATTTAGTACCTGTGCCAGTTCTGTCGTTCTTAATTACTCCGTAATCTAAGATAGCTTGAAGTAATTCTTGATATTGTGCATCTACTGGATTACTCATATTTTATAGTCTGAGTATTTAAGTCCCCACTGTAGGTTAAACCAAGTCATCTCTTTCTCTGCTAACCTCTTACTCATCTTAAGATTAGTACGTAAGTAAGCTTCACCCCATGCTTTCCACTCTTCTGATTGAGCAGTAGTCATAGTCCACTGAGCATACCAGTCATCTTTACGGTCTTTAATGTCATCATAAGTGACTTCATGACCTGCAATAACAAACATCTGATTGATGATGTCTATTACTGCTTGTTGTCGTTTTTGTTCTCTTGTTGTCCGTGCCATAGTTCGTATGTGCTATTTGAGGTTTTAAACTTAATATAATCGTCTTGTTCTTTTAAGATTTCTGTGATAGAAGTTGTTAACCAAGTAAAACTTAGTCTGTGTGGGTCTAGAATACAAGATAGGCCAACAGCAGGTTTATCATGTAGTCTTCCAAAAGTACCATCTGGTTTCCATTCAATCCATCCAACTTTATCACCAAAGTTAAGTAGATTATCTCTTTCTCTGACCAATTTATACTTGTAGCCAAGAACCTCTAAAACATTATCTTCTGTCAATATCATAGGTATTTTGTCTTGTTTAATCTTGCTCATAGTTTTCAATTTCTTGTTTTACTTGTTGCCAATATGGATAAAGTACTTCACGATCGTAATCGTAAATTCCTACAAGCATATTTAGAATCTCATCAACTGCAATCAATGCACATTGAATCCCTTCATTTCTTTGTTGTAATCCAACTATGGTGAATTTGTCAATCAATGCTTTTGCTTGTTCTTTTGGTGTCATAGCTTTTCTATTTCTTTTAACATCTCTTTATGGTGCTCTATATGTTCTCTGTTTTGCCAACTGTGGGCTTCTAGAGCTAATATAATTCTTTCAAGAGTTAATGTAGCACACATTACAGCTTCCTTAAACCGAGATTCACAACTGTTAATCCCGGTTTTAAGTCTGCCATTGTTAGGTAATCGGTAATAAAAGCCTAAAACTAAATCATAAGCTTCTGATTTAGGAGTCATAGGGTCCATACTCTTACTAGTAGCCTTCAACTCTCCAATTGTTACCTCATCTATAAGTTCTTGTAAGGTTTTAGATGTGTATTCTCTAGCTTTTTTATTGTTGGTCATTGTCTTGTTTCTTTTTTGCCATTATTTCTTCTAACTGTTTCTCTAGTCTTTCTACACTACCCCAGATAATAAAGGCTTCTGGATCTGCTTGCTTAATAAAGTAAGCAAGTTCTTTCTGTTTACCTCTAGAGTAAAATCCCTGTTCTATATCATCTGCTAAGTCTTGTAAGTGCTTAGGAGCGTGTATAGAGATACGTAAGTCATAACTTTGCCACTTAGTTTTCCAATCTACAAAGGCAATACCTTTAGTTAGTTTTCTAAGTAAGTTATGCAAGGTCCAGTTACGTACTCTTACAATAGATCTATCACAACCAAATACATGTAGAAAGCGTAAAAACCATCTAGGGCAGAATTTAGGCTTAGCTTCATAGTCCATAGCAAGTACTAAAGGATAAAGAGCATTAAAGTAATCACCTTCTAGATGCCATAGATGTGTTCCTAGATAACCATACTTCTCAAATTCCTTTGGAAAGAAGATATAGCGGAAATCATCTAATGTAATGTTACGGGTAAAAATTATACCCTTTTTTCTTCCTCTCCAGAAGAGAAAGAAATATTTAATGTCTTCTAAGCGCTCTTCTAGGGTAGGAGGCTTATAAAATCTGCTGTTTTTGTCTATTTTACCCATGTTTTCTTTTCTTTTTTTAAATTCTTTACGTTGTTCAACTCTTTCTTTGAGTTTTGCAAGTGCATCAGACTGATAGATTTCTCCAAACTCACCATTAAGAAACCTTTCTTTTATGTTCGTCATAGTTTTAAGATAAAAAAGCCCTCGGTTAAGAGGGCTCTTGAAATTTTAAATAGTTGTCTAGGTATCCTTGTATGTTATCTCTTCCTACAGGATTTTGAGAGTGTACAAAGTACTTTGGTAGCCTGACTGCATTGTTCATACAGTATTCTATAAGCCATTTTGCACAATCTAAACCTGTTAATTCTGTACCAAGATCATGGTCAAAACAGATTCCATGAGGCATTGGATTTTCAGTTAGATAAATTACAAACTCATCGTAGTCTTTTACCCAAGTGATTTTTACATCTTCACCAAAGATAAGTGTGATCCAGACTCTAAATTGTGCTTGAGTAGGGTTACGTAAGTCATCAAGCCATAGAATTTCCTTTGTCATTGCTCTTAGATTCTTTGGTTCTTTTGGTGGTCGTAGATTTACGCTTAGCATTTGCTGCCTTACGTTTCTTTCTTTGAGCTATCTTGACAATATCTTCTTCTATGTGGTCGTAAGTAATATCACTATGTACAGGATACTTTATATCTACCTTATCTGTGCGATACATAATGTAGATGGTAGCTATAGCAACTGAGACAATACCTAATAAGATTACTAAACTAGTGAATATAGTCTCCATTATGCTAAGTCTATAGAGCCAGTAATAAAGTTTAAGTGTTCTGTAAGATGCATCTCTCCATAAGCACTGTCAACTTCGTAAGTTTTAGCAATCTTTACTACTTTCTCTTCGATCTGTTTTTCTAATGCTTCATCGTGAAGCTGAGACCAAGAGTCTCCGTTGTTAACAGAAATCATTAAGATTGTAGCATTGTGTTTGTCAATCTGATAATTAACTCGATACATAATTAAGTTATTTTGTGTATTTTCTATAATTCCTACTGATTTTTCTTTGTTCCCAGATTAGATGCAGTTGCCATCTGTACCATTTAATTAAGTCTATACCTCTTTCGTTACAGTGGTCTATAAACTGAGGAGTCATCTTGCTTTTAAGCGATACTACCTTTTCCATGGCTGTCGGACAATTGATCATCATCTGCAAAGATACTACAAATAACATCGTTTGTTACTTCTTGTTCAGTGATTTCAAACAAAGTAAATACACTGGGTTG